TTTCCACTAGACCCAGATGTTCCTGAATTTCCTGAAGACCCTGATGTTCCGCTTGAACCTGATGTTCCGCTATTACCACTTGATCCTGAAGAACCTGATGTTCCGCTATTTCCACTAGACCCAGATGTTCCTGAATTTCCTGAAGACCCTGATGTTCCGCTTGAACCTGATGTTCCGCTATTACCTGATGAACCGCTAGATCCTGATGTTCCGCTATTTCCACTTGAACCCGAACTACCTGATGTTCCACTGTTACCTGAAGATCCCGAACTTCCTGATGTTCCGCTATTTCCACTTGAACCCGAACTACCTGAACTTCCACTAGTCCCAGGAGCTCCTGCCGCTCCACTTGTTCCTGAAGAACCCGATGTTCCACTATTCCCTGAAGATCCTGAAGAACCACTCGTTCCATTTGCTCCGCTACTACCACTTGAACCTGAACTTCCGCTAGATCCTCTTGTTCCTGATGTTCCTGAACTACCTGAAGTACCACTTGAACCTGAGCTTCCACTTGATCCGCTTGTTCCATTTACACCTGATGTTCCTGAAGAACCCGATGTTCCGCTGTTACCTGATGAACCACTTGAACCCGCACTTCCGCTAGATCCACTTGTTCCGTTAGCGCCGCTAGTACCACTTGATCCTGATGTTCCGCTGTTACCTGATGAACCACTTGAACCCGCACTTCCGCTAGATCCACTTGTTCCGTTAGCCCCACTTGTACCACTTGATCCTGATGTTCCACTGTTTCCTGAAGATCCTGAACTACCACTCGTTCCATTTGCTCCTGAAGTACCACTTGATCCTGAAGATCCTCTTGTTCCTGATGTACCTGAAGATCCAGAAGTACCACTACTTCCCGAAGATCCTGAACTACCCGCAGACCCACTAGAACCTGATGTTCCCGAAGATCCGCTGTTTCCTGACGAACCGCTAGATCCTGAAGTACCATTAGCACCACTTGTACCTGATGAACCACTTGATCCGCTTGATCCTGCACTACCACTAGATCCTGATGTTCCATTCGCACCTGAAGTACCACTACTTCCACTTGTACCTGTAGAACCTGAAGTACCACTTGTTCCTGCAGACCCCGAAGAACCTGCAGAACCGCTACTACCTGACGATCCGCTTGTACCATTAGCCCCACTTGTTCCTGAACTACCTGACGATCCGCTACTTCCGCTTGAACCTGAAGACCCTCTAGTACCTGAAGTCCCTGAAGAACCGCTTGTACCTGATGTTCCACTACTTCCTGAACTACCTGCGGATCCGCTTGAACCTGATGTACCTGAAGATCCACTACTTCCCGCAGAACCGCTACTTCCGCTAGTACCATTCGCACCTGATGTGCCTGATGATCCCGAAGTCCCTGAAGAACCACTTGATCCTGAACTACCTGAAGATCCTGCAGAACCACTTGATCCCGCACTACCACTTGTACCTACAGATCCTGATGTTCCGCTAGAACCCGAAGTACCACTGTTTCCTGAACTTCCTGAAGAACCACTACTACCGGCAGATCCGCTTGATCCTGATGTACCGTTCGCTCCTGATGTTCCTGAACTTCCACTAGTTCCTGTTGAACCACTACTTCCGCTTGAACCTGAAGACCCTCTTGTACCTGAGGTACCGCTTGATCCACTTGTTCCTGATGTACCACTACTTCCACTTGAACCTGAACTACCTGCAGAACCACTTGATCCTGAAGTACCGTTTGCTCCTGATGTTCCGGAAGAACCACTTGTTCCTGATGATCCCGAAGATCCTGCAGAACCGCTACTACCTGACGATCCACTTGTACCTGAGCTTCCGCTAGTTCCTGTTGAACCTGAAGACCCACTACTTCCACTTGACCCCGCAGATCCGCTAGATCCTGAAGTACCATTAGCTCCTGATGTTCCTGAAGATCCACTTGTACCCGTAGAACCACTACTTCCTGAAGATCCCGCAGAACCACTACTTCCTGAAGTTCCACTTGTACCCGAACTACCGCTAGTACCTGTTGAACCTGAAGAACCACTTGACCCTGCACTTCCACTACTACCTGATGACCCTGAAGTACCATTTGCACCACTTGTTCCCGATGAACCAGAAGTACCTGTAGATCCCGAACTTCCACTTGAACCTGAAGATCCTCTAGTACCTGATGTACCGCTAGATCCACTAGTACCTGATGTACCTGAAGAACCACTACTACCGCTTGAACCTGAAGAACCACTACTTCCTGATGTTCCATTAGCGCCTGATGTTCCTGCCGATCCACTTGTTCCCGCAGAACCTGAAGATCCCGCAGAACCACTACTTCCTGATGAACCTGATGTTCCAGCACTTCCTGAAGTACCAGTAGACCCACTTGATCCTGATGATCCCGCACTTCCACTCGTACCTGTCGATCCTGAACTACCTGATGATCCACTAGACCCTGAAGTACCATTAGCGCCACTTGTTCCCGATGAACCAGAAGTACCACTTGATCCCGCAGAACCACTTGATCCTGATGTTCCACTATTTCCTGACGATCCACTTGATCCAGCACTTCCACTTGATCCTGAAGATCCACTTGTTCCACTATTTCCTGATGTACCTGAAGATCCAGAAGTTCCTGTTGAACCTGAACTTCCACTACTACCTGCAGATCCTGAAGATCCACTTGTTCCTGCGCTTCCGCTTGTACCTGTAGAACCTGATGAACCACTACTACCACTTGAACCTCTTGTCCCTGATGTTCCACTTGAACCGGATGTTCCTGATGTACCACTAGATCCTGAACTACCTGATGATCCTGTAGAACCGCTACTTCCTGAAGATCCAGCACTTCCGCTTGATCCTGATGTCCCACTACTTCCACTAGTACCTACAGATCCACTTGTCCCTGAACTACCACTACTTCCTGAAGATCCAGCACTTCCGCTAGATCCTGAACTTCCACTTGTACCATTCGCACCTGAAGTACCACTTGATCCTGATGTTCCTGTAGAACCACTTGATCCTGAACTACCTGCAGATCCTGATGTTCCACTACTTCCGCTAGTACCTGTCGATCCTGATGATCCAGCACTACCACTTGATCCTGAACTACCTGCAGATCCTGAAGAACCACTTGTTCCACTATTTCCTGATGTACCTGAAGATCCAGAAGTTCCCGCACTTCCGCTTGATCCTGACGAACCTGTTGACCCACTACTTCCTGATGATCCCGCACTTCCGCTAGAACCTGATGTTCCGCTTGTTCCCGAACTTCCGCTAGTTCCTGTTGATCCTGAAGAACCGCTTGATCCTGAAGATCCTCTTGTACCTGAAGTACCGCTAGATCCTGATGTCCCACTTGTTCCCGAACTTCCTGAAGACCCGGCACTTCCGCTAGACCCACTTGATCCTGTTGTTCCGCTTGTACCACTACTTCCGCTAGTCCCTGTTGATCCTGAAGAACCACTTGACCCTGCAGATCCTGAACTTCCGCTCGTTCCTGTTGTTCCGCTTGTACCACTACTTCCGCTAGTACCTGTTGACCCTGAAGAACCGCTTGATCCCGTACTTCCACTACTTCCTGAAGAACCACTTGTTCCACTTGAACCTGATGTTCCTGTTGACCCGCTACTACCTGAAGACCCTGCAGATCCTGATGTTCCACTACTTCCGCTAGTTCCTGTAGATCCACTTGAACCTGATGAACCAGCACTACCGCTTGATCCTGTTGTTCCTGATGATCCACTAGTTCCTGTAGAACCTGAAGAACCGCTTGACCCTGCAGATCCTGAACTTCCGCTCGTTCCTGTTGTACCGCTTGTTCCCGAACTTCCTGAAGACCCACTTGAACCTGAACTTCCTGACGACCCTCTTGTACCTGAAGTACCGCTAGATCCTGATGTCCCACTTGTTCCACTACTTCCGCTAGTTCCTGAACTTCCACTTGTACCTGTCGATCCTGAACTTCCTGATGATCCCGCACTTCCGCTAGATCCTGATGTTCCTGTTGATCCGCTACTACCACTTGATCCTGATGTACCTGTACTTCCACTACTTCCGCTTGATCCACTTGTTCCTGTTGTTCCACTTGTACCACTACTACCTGATGATCCAGCACTACCGCTAGACCCTGATGTGCCACTTGTACCTGTTGAACCTGAACTTCCGCTTGATCCTGCAGAACCTGAACTACCTGCAGATCCTGATGTTCCTGTTGTTCCACTTGTTCCACTACTTCCGCTAGTCCCTGTTGATCCTGAAGAACCGCTTGATCCCGCAGAACCACTCGATCCAGAACTACCCGCAGATCCTGATGTTCCTGATGAACCACTTGTTCCCGTACTTCCGCTACTTCCTGAAGATCCCGTACTTCCGCTAGATCCCGATGTACCTGTTGATCCTGATGAACCAGCACTTCCGCTAGTTCCTGTCGAACCTGACGATCCGCTTGATCCCGCACTACCACTTGAACCTGATGATCCTGATGTCCCACTTGTTCCTGAACTTCCTGATGTTCCCGTAGAACCACTACTACCTGATGATCCAGCACTTCCACTTGATCCCGCAGAACCTGAACTACCTGATGTACCACTACTTCCGCTTGATCCTGAAGAACCTGATGATCCCGCACTTCCACTTGTACCTGTTGTGCCGCTAGTTCCTGAACTTCCACTAGTACCTGTTGATCCTGAACTTCCACTACTTCCTGAAGTACCTGTTGATCCTGAACTTCCGCTTGAGCCTGCACTACCTGATGTTCCACTTGATCCTGATGTACCTGTACTACCACTACTTCCTGAAGATCCCGCACTTCCGCTTGTTCCTGTTGTTCCGCTTGTACCACTACTTCCGCTAGTTCCCGTAGAACCACTTGTTCCTGAACTACCACTTGTACCTGTTGATCCTGAAGAACCACTACTACCACTTGATCCCGAAGATCCTGATGTTCCGCTTGTGCCACTACTTCCACTTGATCCCGCAGATCCTGATGTACCAGCGCTACCACTTGTACCTGTTGAACCTGAACTTCCACTAGATCCTGACGATCCTCCTGTACCTGATGTTCCCGAACTTCCGCTAGTTCCTGTTGACCCTGAAGACCCACTTGAACCTGCACTACCGCTTGAACCTGTTGTTCCGCTAGTCCCTGAACTTCCACTTGTTCCTGTTGATCCACTACTACCTGAAGAACCTGCACTTCCACTACTTCCGCTTGATCCCGTTGTTCCGCTAGTCCCTGAACTTCCGCTTGATCCCGTTGTTCCGCTAGACCCCGAACTCCCACTTGTACCAGTTGACCCTGAAGATCCACTAGACCCTGCAGATCCTGAACTACCTGTACTACCGCTTGATCCCGATGTTCCTGACGAACCGCTAGTTCCTGTTGATCCTGAACTACCACTTGATCCTGAAGAACCTCCTGATCCAGAAGTACCACTACTTCCACTTGAACCTGCACTACCGCTAGATCCCGATGTTCCTGTAGAACCTGATGTTCCACTACTTCCGCTAGTTCCTGTTGATCCTGAAGATCCGCTAGAACCTGAACTACCACTTGATCCTCTTGTACCAGAAGTTCCTGATGAACCGCTTGTACCTGATGTTCCACTCGATCCGCTAGTTCCTGTTGAACCTGAAGAACCACTTGATCCTGCACTACCGCTAGAACCAGATGTTCCACTACTTCCACTTGTACCTGTCGATCCTGATGAACCACTAGACCCCGCACTACCGCTTGATCCTCCTGTTCCCGATGTCCCTGAAGATCCACTAGACCCTGCAGATCCTGAACTACCACTTGATCCGGAAGTACCACTACTTCCACTTGTACCTGTAGAACCTGAGCTACCGCTAGATCCCGATGATCCAGCACTTCCTGATGTTCCTGTCGACCCTGAACTACCACTAGTTCCTGTTGATCCTGCACTACCACTACTTCCACTAGTACCTGTAGATCCGCTAGATCCCGATGTTCCTGTTGATCCTGAACTTCCACTAGAACCTGAAGATCCGCTAGATCCTCTCGTTCCTGAAGTACCACTACTACCTGATGTTCCGCTTGTTCCCGAACTTCCACTAGTTCCTGTCGAACCTGATGATCCGCTTGATCCTCCACTACCGCTAGATCCCGATGTACCTGTTGATCCTGAAGATCCTGAACTACCCGCACTTCCACTTGACCCTGAAGAACCACTTGTACCTGAGCTTCCACTACTACCTGACGATCCTGCACTTCCGCTTGATCCAGATGATCCACTTGTACCTGTAGAACCTGAACTACCTGATGAACCGCTTGATCCACCTGTACCTGAAGTACCACTACTTCCGCTCGTACCTGTAGATCCTGAAGACCCACTTGATCCGGCACTACCACTTGATCCTGATGTTCCCGTTGAACCTGAAGTTCCACTTGTTCCTGATGTCCCTGACGAACCGCTAGTACCAGTACTTCCACTTGAACCTGCAGATCCTGAACTACCTGACGATCCCGAGCTACCGCTAGATCCTGATGTTCCTGTTGACCCTGAAGATCCCGAACTTCCGCTCGAACCTGCAGATCCTGAAGAACCACTTGTACCTGATGTTCCTGAAGAACCACTTGATCCTGCACTTCCGCTTGTTCCTGATGTCCCTGAAGAACCGCTAGTTCCTGTTGACCCACTACTACCTGAAGAACCAGCACTACCTGAAGATCCGCTTGATCCTGATGTTCCCGTTGATCCTGATGAACCCGAACTTCCACTTGATCCTCTCGTTCCTGAAGTACCACTACTTCCGCTAGTTCCTGTTGAACCACTTGAACCTGAACTACCACTAGAACCCGCACTTCCGCTTGTTCCTGATGTACCGCTAGTCCCTGAAGAACCACTCGTACCTGTACTTCCACTACTACCTGATGTACCACTTGAACCTGAACTTCCTGAGGAACCACTACTTCCTGAAGAACCTGATGTTCCTGAATTTCCACCTATGTCCCAATTAGCCCCGTCACTTTGAACGGAGATGGATCCATATTGTAATAATGTTTTAGTTGAAGTTCCGTCTATTGTTTGACCACCTGTAGTTGCGACGGTAATTGTACCTGAACCACTATTTTTAATAACAAAGATTTGACCTGTATTTCCTACTGAAGTAGGTAGAGTTACGGTAAAAGTTCCGCTCGTACAGTCAACCAAGTAATTATCAAAGTTGACGGTATAAGTCGTGCTTACCGCAGTATAAGGAAAATTAATTCCCCCTAAAGATTTGAACCCATTACGGGCTATAAATTCGTTTGCCATGTAGTTTTTCTTTTTTCCCTATCCAAAAGAAAATTTATGTTTTATAGATAAATACTCCCCAATTATAGTTTGGGGAGAAATTTTAAAAAATAAATAAGATTTGATTTTAGAAGATAATTCTAGTCGCAACTAAGATGTCCCAAGTACCCGCATTTATCTTAGCAAATAGGTTAACAAAACCACCTGAGACTGTCATATCCCATTTAAGACCCGCGGTTGATGCATTTAAATCGGGTGAAGAAACATCCGTGAAAGTAACTCCACCACTATCCCAAGTAGAATAAACTTGACCCATTCTTTTTGCCCCACCGTTTTCAGTAATACAGTATTCAAAAAAGGCCGCACATCCAAAATCAGGTGTAAACTTATCCACAAGTACTGTTATATTTTGATTGTTTAACGATACCGTATTAACCTTATCGTAACTGACCGTTAATGTTAATACATTATCAACGGCATTATAAGTAAAGTTAGTTTCTGCGTTAATACCACCAGCACCATCTGAAGTTAAAATATCGTTATCAGCACCTGGTACTGTTGGTGAAACACCACTTGTACCTGCAGATCCGCTAGTTCCTGATGTACCACTTGATCCGCTAGTTCCTGAAGATCCTGAACTACCGCTAGAACCTGAACTACCACTTGACCCTGAAGATCCACTAGTACCTGAACTTCCTGATGTACCGCTAGTACCTGAACTTCCTGATGTACCATTAGATCCTGATGTCCCGCTTGTACCTGAACTACCGCTTGACCCGCTGGTACCCGATGAACCTGATGTTCCACTTGTTCCCGATGTTCCGCTTGTTCCTGAACTTCCGCTTGATCCTGCAGATCCACTAGATCCAGAAGATCCTGATGATCCACTACTTCCTGATGTTCCTGTGCTTCCTGAAGAACCTGAACTACCGCTTGATCCTGCACTTCCGCTAGAACCTGATGTTCCACTTGTACCCGAACTACCGCTAGTTCCTGTAGAACCACTCGATCCCGAAGACCCTGAAGAACCGCTAGATCCCGCACTTCCACTTGTTCCTGTTGATCCTGAAGAACCTGAACTACCGCTAGATCCTGATGTACCTGTACTACCACTTGAACCACTTGAACCTGAACTTCCTGAAGAACCGCCACTACCACTTGATCCTGATGTTCCTGAAGTACCACTACTTCCACTTGTACCTGTAGAACCTGACGATCCCGATGATCCTGAACTTCCTGAAGAACCTGAACTACCTGCAGATCCTGAAGATCCACTTGTACCTGTTGAACCTGAAGAACCTGAAGAACCACTTGAACCTGAAGATCCAGAACTTCCTGATGTTCCACTACTTCCGCTTGTACCCGTTGAACCTGAAGAACCGCTAGACCCTGAACTACCTGATGAACCACTACTTCCACTTGACCCCGCAGATCCTGATGTCCCACTAGTTCCTGATGATCCCGAACTTCCGCTTGTCCCTGATGTTCCGCTAGTTCCACTTGTTCCTGAAGATCCCGCACTTCCACTAGTACCTGAAGTACCCGATGAACCGCTTGACCCTGCAGATCCACTACTTCCGCTAGTTCCTGTTAAGCCTGAACTTCCTGAAGATCCGGAAGAACCTGAACTACCGCTAGACCCTGAACTACCTGATGTACCACTTGATCCAGCACTACCACTAGTTCCACTTGTTCCTGATGAACCTGATGTTCCTGTTGATCCGCTACTACCACTTGAACCTGAACTACCGCTTGAACCTGTAGTCCCTGATGTACCACTTGATCCACTAGTCCCTGTTGAACCTGAAGATCCACTACTACCACTTGATCCTGCACTTCCGCTAGACCCTGATGTTCCTGTTGAACCGCTACTTCCACTAGTACCTGATGTTCCTGCGCTTCCGCTAGACCCACTTGTTCCTGAAGAACCTGATGTTCCGCTACTACCTGATGTACCACTTGATCCTGAACTTCCTGATGTACCTGAAGAACCGCTTGTTCCTGTTGAACCGCTACTTCCACTAGTACCTGATGTTCCTGCACTTCCGCTAGACCCACTTGTTCCTGAAGAACCTGATGTCCCTGTTGATCCGCTACTACCTGATGTACCACTTGATCCTGCACTTCCGCTAGAACCTGAGCTTCCTGAAGAACCACTTGATCCTGATGTACCTGTTGATCCACTACTTCCACTTGAGCCGGCAGATCCTGATGTACCACTTGTTCCTGAACTACCGCTTGTACCCGTTGAACCGCTTGACCCTGAAGAACCACTTGTTCCTGATGATCCTGATGTTCCTGTTGATCCGCTACTACCACTTGATCCAGTACTTCCGCTAGATCCTGATGTACCTGAAGAACCACTTGATCCTGCAGATCCTGATGTTCCTGTGCTACCACTACTTCCACTTGAACCGCTACTTCCTGAAGATCCCGCACTTCCGCTTGTACCTGAAGAACCTGATGTTCCTGAAGAACCGCTAGTTCCTGTTGATCCACTACTACCTGAAGATCCTGCACTACCGCTTGATCCCGCAGATCCTGAAGTACCACTTGATCCCGCACTTCCGCTAGACCCCGATGTACCTGTTGATCCTGATGTTCCACTACTTCCTGAAGATCCCGCACTTCCACTTGAACCTGATGTTCCCGATGTTCCTGATGAACCACTACTTCCTGAACTACCCGCAGAACCGCTTGAACCTGAAGATCCACTTGAACCTGCACTTCCGCTAGTTCCTGTTGAACCACTACTTCCTGAAGATCCAGCACTTCCGCTAGACCCACTTGTTCCTGTTGTTCCGCTACTTCCGCTAGTTCCGCTTGAACCTGATGATCCTGTAGAACCACTTGATCCTGATGATCCTGCACTACCGCTAGACCCTGATGTTCCACTTGTTCCCGAACTTCCACTTGTTCCTGAAGATCCGCTTGATCCGGCAGAACCTGAACTACCTGATGTTCCTGAAGAACCACTAGTTCCTGTTGATCCTGAACTACCACTTGTACCTGCAGATCCAGATGTTCCACTTGATCCCGCAGATCCGCTAGTACCTGTCGATCCTGAACTTCCTGAAGACCCACTAGATCCCGAAGAACCTGATGTCCCACTTGTTCCTGAACTACCACTTGACCCTGCGCTTCCGCTAGATCCTGATGAACCGCTTGTACCCGCACTTCCTGATGTTCCTGTAGAACCACTACTTCCACTAGATCCTGCAGACCCACTGCTCCCACTAGATCCTGCAGACCCTGATGTCCCTGATGTACCGCTTGTTCCTGAACTTCCACTTGTTCCTGTTGAACCTGACGATCCCGAACTACCCGCAGAACCACTACTTCCGCTTGTTCCTGTACTACCGCTACTTCCTGATGATCCTGAAGAACCGCTAGATCCTGCAGAACCACTACTTCCGCTTGTTCCTGTACTACCGCTACTTCCACTTGTTCCTGAAGAACCACTCGAACCTGATGTCCCACTTGATCCGCTAGTCCCCGTTGAACCTGAAGATCCACTTGATCCCGCAGAACCTGATGTCCCACTTGATCCGCTAGTCCCCGTTGAACCTGAAGAACCTGAACTACCTGAAGAACCACTTGTTCCTGTAGTACCGCTTGTCCCTGATGAACCTGATGATCCACTACTTCCACTACTTCCTGATGTTCCGCTAGTTCCTGAAGAACCACTAGTACCTGAAGTACCCGATGAACCGCTTGTACCACTAGTCCCTGATGAACCGCTTGACCCCGCAGATCCGCTAGTTCCTGATGAACCATCTGTTCCGCTTGTACCGGCACTTCCACTTGTACCTGATGAACCGCTTGATCCTGAACTTCCACTTGATCCTGAAGAACCACTTGACCCTGCGGATCCTGAACTACCACTTGAACCTGATGTACCTGTTGAACCTGATGTACCGCTCGATCCTGAAGATCCAGAACTTCCTGATGAACCATCTGTTCCACTTGTACCCGCACTACCGCTAGTTCCTGTAGAACCACTTGATCCCGCACTACCGCTAGAACCTGTTGTACCACTTGAACCTGAACTTCCTGAAGAACCGCTACTACCACTTGTACCTGATGAACCATCCGTCCCACTTGTTCCCGAACTTCCACTTGTTCCTGTTGATCCTGATGTTCCTGAAGATCCGCTAGTTCCTGCAGAACCTGCACTTCCTGAAGAACCGCTTGACCCTGATGTTCCTGTTGATCCGCTACTACCACTTGTACCTGATGAACCGCTTGTACCATCAGTACCGCTAGTACCTGAAGATCCACTTGTTCCGTCTGTTCCTGAAGTTCCGCTTGAACCTGAAGTTCCTGTTGAACCTGAGCTACCTGAAGATCCTGATGACCCACTACTACCACTTGATCCTGTACTTCCGCTAGATCCTGATGTTCCACTCGAACCCGAGCTACCGCTAGTCCCCGATGAACCGCTTGTTCCATCTGTACCACTAGTCCCTGAACTTCCTGAAGTACCTGAGCTACCACTAGTTCCTGATGAACCAGATGTTCCGCTTGAACCTGAGCTACCACTACTCCCACTTGATCCCGATGAACCACTAGTACCATCAGTTCCTGAAGTTCCGCTAGACCCTGAGGATCCACTTGTTCCACTACTTCCTGATGTACCATCTGTTCCTGAAGTTCCACTTGTACCGCTAGACCCTGATGTACCATCTGTTCCTGAAGTTCCACTAGATCCGGCACTTCCTGAAGTACCGTCTACACCTGAAAGACCTGAGGTTCCATCCGTTCCACTAGTCCCTGAAGACCCACTTGTTCCGTCTGTTCCTGAAGTTCCGCTTGAACCTGAAGTTCCATCTGTACCACTTGAACCTGATGTTCCATCTGTACCACTAGATCCTGAAGTTCCGTCAGTACCTGAAGTCCCTGAAGATCCGCTTGAACCATCAGTACCGCTAGTTCCTGAAGATCCACTTGAACCATCAGTACCGCTTGTACCACTACTACCTGAAGTTCCATCTGTTCCGCTTGTTCCTGAAGAGCCTGAAGTTCCATCTGTTCCGCTTGTTCCTGAAGAGCCACTTGTTCCATCTGTTCCGCTAGTTCCGCTTGACCCTGAAGTTCCGTCAGTACCTGAAGTACCGCTAGACCCTGAAGTTCCGTCTGTTCCGCTTGTTCCTGAAGACCCACTTGTTCCGTCTGTTCCGCTTGTTCCTGAAGACCCACTTGTTCCTGAAGACCCACTTGTTCCGCTTGAACCAGAAGTTCCATCTGTTCCGCTCGTACCGCTTGAACCTGAAGTTCCATCTGTACCTGATGTACCGCTAGACCCTGAAGTCCCTGAAGAGCCGCTTGTTCCATCAGTACCACTTGTTCCTGATGAACCTGAAGATCCACTTGTTCCGTCTGTACCACTTGTACCTGAAGAACCTGAAGTTCCGTCTGTACCGCTAGTTCCTGATGATCCTGATGATCCGTCCGTACCTGAAGTTCCACTTGAACCTGAAGTTCCGTCTGTCCCACTAGTTCCGCTTGATCCCGAACTACCTGATGATCCATCTGTTCCACTTGTGCCTGAAGACCCGTCAGTCCCTGATGTCCCTGAAGATCCGTCCGTACCGCTTGTTCCATCAGTACCGCTTGATCCTGAACTACCGTCTGTACCTGATGTGCCGCTTGATCCTGATGAACCATCTGTTCCCGAAGTACCGGAACTACCATCAGTACCACTTGTACCTGAAGAACCACTACTACCGTCTGTCCCTGAAGTTCCGCTTGTTCCTGAAGAACCTGAAGTCCCATCTGTTCCGCTAGTTCCCGATGAACCGCTTGAACCTGAAGACCCATCAGTACCTGAAGTACCGCTAGAACCAGAAGTTCCATCAGTACCTGAAGTACCGCTAGACCCATCTGTTCCACTAGTTCCGCTCGAACCTGAAGATCCGTCTGTACCTGAAGTCCCTGAAGAACCACTGCTACCATCTGTTCCTGAAGTTCCACTAGACCCATCTGTCCCACTAGTACCACTACTACCCGAAGAACCGTCAGTACCGCTAGTCCCTGAAGATCCGCTTGTCCCATCAGTACCACTTGTTCCTGATGAACCTGAAGTTCCTGAAGATCCACTTGTTCCGTCTGTTCCACTAGTGCCGCTACTTCCTGAAGTTCCACTTGAACCTGAAGTTCCATCAGTACCACTAGTTCCTGAAGAACCTGAAGTTCCATCAGTACCACTAGTTCCGCTTGACCCTGAAGTCCCATCAGTACCTGAAGTACCGCTTGAACCTGAAGTTCCTGATGATCCATCTGTTCCGCTTGTTCCTGATGAACCGCTCGTACCATCAGTTCCTGATGTTCCACTTGAACCACTACTTCCTGATGTACCGTCAACACCCGAAAGTCCTGAAGTTCCATCAGTACCACTTGTTCCATTTATACCTGAAGTTCCATCAGTCCCACTTGTTCCTGATGAACCGTCTGTTCCACTTGTACCACTACTCCCACTAGACCCATCAGTTCCGCTTGTACCTGAAGTTCCGTCTGTACCACTTGTACCTGAAGAACCTGAAGTTCCGTCTGTGCCGCTAGTTCCTGATGATCCTGAAGTTCCGTCTGTGCCGCTTGTACCACTTGAACCTGAAGTTCCGTCTGTCCCACTAGTTCCGCTTGATCCCGAACTACCTGAAGTTCCGTCTGTGCCGCTTGTACCACTACTTCCTGAAGTACCATCTGTTCCACTTGTTCCGCTTGACCCTGAAGTTCCATCAGTGCCGCTTGTCCCTGATGAACCGCTTGTTCCGTCTGTTCCTGAAGTTCCTGATGAACCACTTGACCCATCAGTCCCACTAGTTCCACTTGAACCTGAAGTTCCATCAGTACCTGAAGTACCGCTAGATCCTGAAGTTCCGTCTGTTCCACTTGTCCCACTTGATCCTGAAGTTCCATCTGTCCCACTAGTCCCTGAAGATCCGCTTGTACCGTCTGTTCCACTAGTCCCTGAAGACCCTGAAGTTCCGTCTGTCCCACTAGTGCCTGAAGAACCTGAAGAACCTGAAGTTCCATCAGTACCTGAAGTTCCACTTGAACCTGAACTACCGTCTGTTCCAGAAGTTCCTGAACTACCTGAAGTTCCACTTGTCCCACTTGACCCTGAAGTTCCACTTGTCCCTGAAGAACCGCTTGTTCCGTCAGTACCTGAAGTCCCGCTAGTTCCTGAAGAACCTGAAGTTCCATCTGTTCCACTAGTCCCTGAAGATCCGCTTGTACCGTCCGTACCGCTTGTACCGCTTGATCCAGAAGAACCATCTGTTCCACTAGTACCTGAACTACCTGAAGTTCCGTCTGTTCCACTTGTACCTGATGAACCACTTGTTCCGTCTGTACCGCTTGTACCACTACTACCTGAAGTTCCGTCTGTACCTGAAGTTCCTGAAGATCCACTTGTACCATCAGTACCACTAGTTCCGCTTGACCCTGAAGTCCCATCAGTACCTGAAGTACCGCTTGAACCTGAGGTTCCGTCTGTACCTGAGGTTCCTGAAGATCCACTTGTACCATCAGTGCCGCTTGTGCCGCTACTTCCTGAGGTTCCGTCTGTGCCGCTTGTTCCACTTGAACCTGAAGTTCCGTCTGTGCCGCTTGTTCCACTTGAACCTGAAGTTCCGTCTGTACCGCTTGTACCACTACTACCTGAAGTTCCGTCTGTTCCACTAGTTCCTGATGATCCCGAAGTTCCATCTGTTCCGCTAGTTCCTGAAGATCCACTTGTACCATCAGTTCCACTAGTTCCTGATGAACCTGAAGTTCCTGATGAGCCTGAAGTACCATCTACCCCCGATAAACCAGAAGTTCCACTTGTACCACTTGATCCTGAACTACCGTCAGAACCTGCCGTTCCGCTTGTACCTGAAGATCCTGAAGTTCCATCTGTACCACTTGTTCCGCTTGATCCTGAAGACCCATCTGTCCCCGCAGAACCACTTGTTCCGCTTGATCCTGAACTACCGTCAGAACCTGCAGTTCCGCTTGATCCTGAAGTTCCACTACTACCATCAGTACCACTTGTTCCTGATGAACCTGAACTACCAACAGTTCCTGAAGATCCACTTGTACCAGAACTACCACTTAATCCGTCAGTACCTGATGTACCACTTGACCCTGAAATTCCTGATGTACCACTTGATCCACTAGATCCTGCACTTCCCGTAATACCACTTGATCCGTCTTGACCACTTGACCCTGAAGTACCAGAAGTACCCATAGTACCACTTGCACCACTTAAAATTGCTTGTAAATCACTTAGGGGAGCATAAAAAGATGAACCTTGAGGGCTTTGGGAAGTATCGCCTGTTACTACAACATGGAATATGTCATTTAATGTGACTGCTGAAACTCTGGTCCTATCGGTTAATCTATTATATATTGGCATCTCAAACTATAAATATTTATGACTTGGAAAGTATCTCCTTGTATTATATAATAATTATTAGGTTTATTGGTTTATAAGTATAGAACTCTTATCTTAAACATGGATTTAAGTTGGGAGTATTAGTCGGAGTTGGTGTTCTATACATACTTGGAGAAGGTATAACGGGAAGTGGATAATTTCCACAAGGATTATATGATGGTGTTACTGTTGGCGTACTTATTGGAGTTCCTGTTGGTGTTGAGGTATATGTAGGGGTAGGTGTTGGTGAAGGCAAACTACATTGATCGTATGTTGGTGTAGGTGTTGGTGTAGGTGTCGGAGTTGAGGTTTGTGTTTTTGTTGGTGTCAATGTTGGTGTATTTGTCGGTGTTGGTCGAGGCACATTTAAATAATATGTACACTTAGAATCCAAAACAAAAATTGTATAAGATCCGTAAATTTCTCTTGGTGGTATTAATAAAGAAGGATCAAAAGTGAAAGGTAATGTTACTTCACCTAAATTTATTGATACATCACTATTATCAGGTTTGAACATTACTTGAGCTAACTCACCTTCGTTCAAAAAACTATTAATTATAATTTCATTTGCCATTTATACGATTGTATAAGTAAAGTCGTTTATGAAACAAGATGATGTATCACAAACAGGACAGTCAGGATCAAACATCATAAATGGAGTTTTCAATAAAGAGAAGTTGTGTTTAACTTCAGGTGCCGATAATGGTTCGGTATAAAATCTAAATTGTGAAATACCACCATCGAAAGTTCCTGCAAAATTTTGTTCAAGTAATATGTGAGTTTTTAATTTGTTTAAGGTTGTTGCACTTAAAATATTTTCAGGAAAACATTCAGGATCTTGAATGTACAATCCTTCAGTTGTTGCTGTACAAGCAGATAATGTTAAGTTTTCGTGAAGACCCTGTGTTCCACCACCCCAAGACATGTTGAAAGGTACTGCAACTTGTTTTTCTTTGTCAGTATCTAATGCCCTTGGAATAACCTCTTCAAAATTTTCAACTACATAAAATATTCTTCCGTTGATATAAATTTTCAACCTACCCAATCTGAACTTTGTGTCGTCTAACCATCTTTGGTTAAGTTGCACTATTTCTATTTCACCAGGTATTTCATATCCATTTGTGTATGGTGGTGCAATTAACGCAATATCATTGTTAGCAAGACTCTGTAAAAATTCTACTCTTGTGATATCATCTAAACCACCAAACCATTTTAGATCACAAAAGTCAAGATATGTATATCTTTCCCAAACAACATCAATTAAAAACCAATGTTCTAGTTCTAACCAAGCAGGATTTACTTGTAGACAGTACGGATAAATTGGTGGTGTACAAATATCTACAATTGTGTAACCTGTAGTATAAGTTTGACCTGTAACGCAAGTTCCTGTTGTTTCACATCCGCCTGTAATTTTAATTGCTCTGATACCTATACCAGGATTTTTTGGATCCCCACAAAGTCTAAAAGATAAATTATTTGACAAATCATCCATTTTTGGATCCTTTTCACAAGTATCCTCAACTGATTGAAAAATATTTGAGGGTTCTGCTGGAGGACATCCGCAAGTATCACAACCACAATTATAACAAGATGTACAACACGGTGTTGTTGGTTCACACACCACAACACTTGGGTAAGTATCGCAAGGTGGTGTTGGCGATGGAGTTGGGGTCGGAGTTGGTGTGGGTATTGTTATTCCTGAACACACATGTTCAAAACACATCCATCCACAAGTTTCGCAAGGATCTAAGTCACAACCACAACCACATGTAAGTTTTTCTTGATAATTTCCTTGACATAAATTACAACCATAATTTAAATGAGGATCATACACACCACCTATTGGTCTTGGTGGATAAACATATATACATCTACTATTGTTTACGGAATAATCACAACAAGCACATGTTTCTTCACATGTTAAACCTGATGTAACTCTTGTATATCCCGTATCACATTTAGGACTTCCGTCAGCGTAGTGATAAAATTTATTTTCCGCTCTTGATCCTAAATAGAAAAAAGTGTTTTTATTATTTGGATAAATTTGATTTAAAGTTGTATATCCTGGAGGTGGGGTGTATTCGTCAACAAATCTTGGTTTTAAAACCATTTCAACTGTCCAACCTTTATTCATTCTTTCAGGAAGGATATTATAGTCGTACCCGAATAACTTATAGAATCCTTGATAAAAACCACCATAAAGTTCAACATATCTTCCTATCGTTGGTGCTGTTTTAGAAACCATTTGATATGTCGTATATAAAGGAACGCCTGAGAATTTATGATTATCAGGAACATTTGTTGTGGTTTGAATAAACTTCATTCGTCTATCATAAACAAGTCTATCAAATTTTTCACTGTCGTTAAAAAATCCGTTTGTGTATTGTAATATATCACCTTTAATTTTAGTGACTAAACCATTGTCAACACCAGTAAGTCCAATATCACAAAGAGTGTTTGCACTAAAACATTTAAAATCAACATCTTTAGGGTCATAAAAACTTTCAGAAACAATAACATTATTATAGTTGTATTGACCATAAAGAAGATTTAAGTTCTGAGTAGTCATTGGACTATTAAGATTTAAATTGACTGGTAATTTTTTACCGTCCTCTAAACCAATAAGAAACGGAGAGAATACAACTTCTTGATTGTAGTCCACCTCATCCGACGCTAAAGACATATCCTGCCCGTCATAAATGACTTGCAACTTAAGTTTTGGATAGTTATATTGATTTATATTCTGATATGCCATTTGTTTTACTTATAAATACTGCAAGTCAAAGTATTTATTAAGAAACTTTGACCATGATTGGATTGAACCAAGAGTATTTTCAAACACCATATTATTTCTTTCTTAAAGATAAGGGAGATAAAATTGCCGTATATTACTCAGTATCGGACACCATAACAGAATCAAGAAAAACGGATGATGTAATTATTGTTGATAAAGAGGTTTTCGAGGAAATCCAAAAAGTAATATCAAAAATTTTAAATTCAGGAAAAAAATTAACAAAAGAGTTTGTTCACAATCTTTTAGATAAAAAGGCAAAATCAAAAGAAAAACCTGACGGTGAACTTGGGGAGTTAGTTAATCCAGACGGATCTATAGTTAGTTCAAGTATTCCAATTTTGAATCAAAGAAACTTGGCGAAAAAGACTATGGACCAAACAGTTCGTATGTCACGAGTAAATCAATTCCCTTGGGTAAGAGTTTACTATGGTGAATCAACGGAAAGTAATGGTGAGACTATTAGTGAAATAGACCAATCTGAATCTTTCGGGTATGATGAAACAGAAGACGCATCAACTTACGATCAGGCAAACAAGATTTTGAAGAAAATGGGGGTTGAGGATCCGTTTGAAAGAAAAGAAAGAGTTCAGAGACTTGGGTTTGATAAAAATCTTGATAAAGAATTAAAAAACGAAAAAAAAAGGGGTGAATGTAAAAATTGCTTTACTAAAAGAAGATTGTCTGAGTTAGAAAAAGAAAAAATGGAAAAAATGATTGATGAGATATTAATTTCAAAAAAATCAAAAGACAAAGACTTTGTTAAAAAAACAAAAGATAGTGATGGAACTGAAAGTGTTATTGAAAAATTACTTTTAAGAAATTTAGAAGCGGTAAAAAAACTAGCAGATAAAGAAGATATTGATATCGAAAAATTATTAAAACAATTAAAAAAAGGTGAATAGTAATTTATATAATAAAACAATTGAGTTACCAGAAGAAATTGTTGAGTACTTACAATCTTGCTTTGAGTATATCCCAAATTCGGATAGTAGTGTGGAAGGACACAAAAGAAATCAAGAATTAAGGGACACTGGATATGTTACTTATCAACAATTGGGTAGAATTAAAAGTTGGTTTGATAATTATAGTGGTGATGGGACTGACGCACCTTATATATTAAATGGTGCTGACTATATGAAAAATTGGGTAGAAACAACTATTCAGGATTTGAGAAAACAAGATACAACAAACCCTGAGGTTGAGAATATAATGCCAGATGAAATAGATGGTAAACTTGTTAAAGACTTAGGACCAATCGCTGATATGATAAGACCTTCAAAAGATCATAGCACTTTTACTCAAGATGTTAGAATTAAAGAAGATCTCGACAGAATAAACCAAATAATGAAACAAATAATTTAAAATGCAAACAGAAAGATTAGACTTCGCACAACCGGCAAATGACTTGACTGCAATTGCTGATTTACAAAGAAAAAGTTTGATAGTAAAAAACGATTACAAAACTGTCAACCCATATTCTTCTGTAAACCCTGACGCTCTCTCTGACGGAGATGAATCAGGAAAAGGCACAGGTATTTTTTTAGACACCGTTAATGGTGGTTCTTCTATTGATATCATAGAAAGAAAAAATGAAATCAAAGTTAATGAATATCAACCTAACAAACCATATACTACTCCTGCGGCGTAATGAAACTTTACAACACATTAAATAAACTTATTTTAGAAGTAGCAACAGCTGATCAAATAACTGATGCTATAAGAAATAAAAAGGTATGTGTTATTTATTATAACGGTGACGAACCTGGTGGTAAGGGGTTGAGGGTTGTTGAACCTGTAGCCTATGGTTACAGTAAAAAAGGTAATCCTGTATTAAGGGCTTGGGATAGAGAAGGATCTTCACACAGAGCTTATTTAGGAGAAAAACCTCTTCCAAGTTGGAGATTTTTTAGGGTGGATAAAATGGAATTTATTAGACCTACTCAAGAAGTATTCAACGAGCCTCGACCTGGTTATAATCCTACAGGTGACAGGAGTATGGAAAGAATGATAATTAACGCAGTATTTGGAAACGAAAATATAACATAATATGAATTCAGAATCAGAACTACTACAAAAATTAATGATCTCAAAACAGATCATGGAAAAACACAATGATATGAGTAGAGGTCAATCTCGTAACATAAACATGGGTAACGACTTTTCAAGTCCCATGGTTGAGAATTACGAAGCACCAGCAGCAAGATATAATTTACCTCAAGATTTATTAGAAGAATCAAGACCAGTGTCACAACCAAGACAATCAAATGTTCCAATAGAAGATAGAATTGCAAGTTCTAAATTACCTGATGAAATTAAAAAATTAATGATGGAACACCCAATACAACAACCTAGTATGGGCATGTCTACAAATAGTGTTTTATCAGAAGAATTAATTTCAAAGGCATCAAGGTTGATGGGTACGAATGCTAAAGGTGATCCTTATCAAGAAGAACCACAAAGAAAACAACAAAAACAAACTACCTCACAATCATTTGGTTTAGACATTAACCAAATAAAACAAGTTGTTAGAGAAACTGTTGAGGAGGTCCTGTCGGAAAATGGTCTTTTAGTAGAACAAGAAAGCAAATCTTCAGATATGTTTAAGTTTAGAGTAGGACAACATTTGTTTGAGGGTAAAGTCCTCAAAGTAAAAAAAATGAGTAAATAATATTTTACAATAGATTTATGAAACCCACTTTTACGAGTGGGTTTTTTTGTTGATTATTCTGAAATTTTGGCTTATAATTTTACAAAGAAAAAATTATGTCAAAAATTAATGTATTAGTCCTACCCTCGGACACAAGTGGTGTTGGTAAATTCAGATCAGTATCCCCACACATAAAACTTCAAAATTTATACCCTGATGATTTTCATGTCGATATTGATTACGCACCAAAGTTAAATGATGTAAATTTTTGGAAAAAATACCAAATCGTTCATTTTCATAGAAGTGTTGGTCAAATGGAGAATTGCCCAAGTTTAATAAAAAATCTAAGGAATATGGGTATTGTTGTGATTGCCGATATCGATGATTATTGGTTACCAACTAAAGAACACCCAATTCACCAATTGATTCTCGAAAATAAAATGAATTTAAAAATTATTGAGAATCTTAAAGCAGCAAGTTATGTAACAACAACAACAGAACTATTTGCAAATGAAATAAGAAAGTTCAACAAGAATGTTATAGTTTTACCTAACGCAATTGACCCAACTGAAGGTCAGTTTACTCAACCTACATTACCATCAGATAAAGTCAGAGTTGGTTGGTTAGGAGGATCATCACACTTACATGATTTAAAATTATTAGATGGTATGGTAAGTAAGTTACAACCTATCCAAGACAAGTTACAATTTTATGTTTGTGGTTTTGATATCAGAGGAACTGTTACTGAATTGAACAAACAAACGGGAGAACAAAAACAACGACCAATAAAACCTGAGGAAACTGTTTGGGTTAGATATGAAGAAATTTTTACAAATAACTATAAAATTGTTTCACCTGAGTACAAACAATTTTTAGATAACTTTGAGGATTCTGTTTATCCTAATTTGAATAACGAAAATTATGTTCGAGTTTGGACAAGACCTGTAGACTCTTACGCAAGAAACTACTCAAACTTTGATATCTCTTTAGCGCCAATTAAAAACCATGTTTTCAACAGAATGAAATCTCAGCTCAAAGTTATTGAGGCAGGTTTTTACAAAAAAGCTTTAATCGCATCAAATGTTGGTCCTTACACAATTGATTTAAAACACGCAATGAAAAATGGTGAATTCACTGACGGTAACGCACTTTTAGTTGATGAACCAAAAAATCATAGTGATTGGGCTAAGTACATTAAAAAATTGGTTGACAATCCAAATATGATTGTTGATCTTGGTGAAAGACTATATGAAACTGTTAGTCACAAATACCATTTAGACACTGTAACACACGAAAGAGCATCATTTTATAAATCCTTAATTAAATAAGACATGATTAATATCCCAATTACAAAAATTTTATTTTTAGATATAGAGACAGTTGGTAGTTGTAAAGACTATCAAACTTGTATAAAATCAAATCCTCGAGTTGCAGAACAGTTTGACAAGTATTTTGATTGGTTTTTAAAAAGATTCCCTGAAGATAAAGAATGGGCTGAAGATAGGTCAACAGAAGAACACATGGACATGGTGTTTAGATCAAGAGCGGCACTTGTTCCTGAATTCGCAAAAATTGTTTGTGTTTCTATGGCCTTTGTTTTAGATAATGGTGAAACAAAAAAACAAACATTCTCAGGTGATGATGAACACAAATTACTTAGCGAGGTTAGAGATCTTTTAAATCGTTGTCATAAATTAGATTTTTATCTTTGTGGTCATAACCTTAAAAACTTTGATATTCCTATGTTGGCAAAACGAATGATTATCAACGGAATTATGCCATCAAAGATTCTCCCTTCATACGATACAAAACCTTGGGAGATTAAAGCAATTGATACAAAAGAAATTTGGCAGTACGGAGCATACACGGCTATTGGGTCTTTGGATTTGATGTGTGCTTGTTTGGACATCCCAACCCCAAAAGATGGTGAAGTTAATGGAGGTATGGTTCATAGTGCTTATTGGGAACAAAGTAGGTTAAAAGAAATTTCTGAATACTGTGAAAGAGATGTTGAGGTATTAATTGACGCAATAATAAAATTAAAAAGTTTAAAATGATAGAAAACGATAAAAATCCCGAAGAGGAGAATTTTGATGACTTATTAGAAATGTTAAATTCTTTTGATGGTGACTCGCCAACAGATTATGATAAATTTATGGACGCATTGGGTATTGATTTTGATGATTTAGATTCTGAAGCAATAAGAGATGCATATCTTTTAGATTTAGAATTTAGCAAATCTCATCCTGATGCAATGGACCCGATTCACGCTTATCCAACAGATTCAGGATTTGATCTCTATTCTACAGAAGATATTTGGATTCACTCTTTTGATAGAAAGTTAATCCCAACAGGATTACATTTTAACATTCCTGATGGATATGAATTACAAGTAAGATCAAAAAGTGGATTAGCACTTAAACAAGGATTAATGGTATTAAATTCACCAGGAACAATCGATCAAGGATATACAGGAGAAATTCAAGTAATTGTATTCAATACAACCAAAGAAAATGTTAAAATAAAAAAAGGACAAAAAATTGCTCAAGGTGTTTTGTGTCCAGTTGTTTCAGGAAAATGGATCAGAATGAAACAAACAGAAAAAATAAAAGAGAAGGATAGAAACGATAACGGTTTCGGGAGTACAGGAGTATGATTACAATAGGATTTTCAACAAGAAGTCATAACCAAGAATACATTGATTATTTACAAAAAACATCAATGTATAAAGATGTGGAGGTTATTGAAAAAATTAATAACGGTTATAAGTCATTGTCTGAAGTTTACAACGAAATTTTAAGTGAGTCAAAATATGATGTTGTTGTTTTATGTCATGACGATTTAGAGTTTGATACAAAGAATTGGGGTGATAAAGTATTGAAGCACATAACAAAAAATCCTGAGTACGGAATCTTTGGTTTAGCCGGTTCAAAATATTTAGATTCAACTGCCAAATGGTGGGAAGTAAACTCTACAATGTATGGGATTGTTAATCACAAACATCAAGGAAAAAAATGGACAAGCGTGTACTCAAAAGATTTGGGTAATAAAGTTGAAGATGTTGTTTTAGTTGATGGTCTTTTTATTGTTGTTAATAAAAAGAAAATTAAACATAATTTTGACGAAAGTATTAAAGGCTTCCATTTTTATGATCTTGGATTTTGTTTACCAAACTTTGTTGATGGAGTTAAAGTTGGTGTAATGTTCGATGTTAGAGTGACTCACCTCTCAATTGGACAAACTAATCAACAATGGGAAGATAACAGAATTGAGTTTTCTAAAAGATACGAAAATGTTTTACCTATAGATATAAACGATAAAACTCAAAGTGAGACATTTATTTTCATTCATGACCAAGATTTAATTTTAGATTTTGAATCGAAGAAAAAATTCTCAAACTTATATAAATACACATATGTTTTTTTAGGTCAAAGACCGACTGATAAACTATCAGATATACCAAACATATTAATTGCAAGAAATTATGAGTATAATTTAGAATCATACCCACTATTTACTTCATATACAGGTTGGTATTTCTTATGGAAGAATAATTTCATCAAAACAAATTATATTAACCTATTAGAATACGATGTAATTTTGGATAAAAATTTTGATCAAATACATACTAAATTTTACAATGAGAGAGTTGAAATGATCGGGTATGTCCCTTTTCCAATAAACCATTTTCAATTTGTAATGAATCCTGAATGGAATGAACACATATTACCAATCATTCAAAATAAAAACAAAGTGGATTTAAAAAAATATTTTACTAAAATTTCTGAGAACAACCCAAATGCGGTTTGGTCATCAACATCAAACACCACATTTAGGTCTGACATATTTGATCAATACATGAAGTGGTTCGAACCGATTGGAGATCAAATAAAAGAAACCAAAACCTGTGGTCACGCACATGAAAGGTCCATAACTTTTTTCACTCATTTGATGAGTAAAAAAATGTTAATAACAAATAATGTGTTAAAACATTTACAACTAGACTCACACAAGACTCAAGGTCATAAAGTAAACTTAGAAGAAAGTTTAAACAAATTGTAAAAAAATGAATTATTTAAGTTTTAGTTTATGGGGAGATAAACCATTTTACAATGTAGGGGCAATCAGAAACTCCGAACTGATAAAATCAGTTTACCCAAATTGGAAAATGATTTTATATTATGACAATACGACCCCTCAAGAAACAATACAAGAATTATTAAAAAATGATGTCCTGTGTTTTGATGTCACCGAAAAAAACATTTATGGTCCTTTTTGGAGATTTTACGCGGCAGACTTACCTGACGCTGAATATGTCTGTTTTAGAGATTGCGATTCAAGAATATCAGAACGAGAATATTTGGCAGTAGTCGAATGGATTAATAGTGGAAAAACTCTTCATGTAATGAGAGATCATCCAGCACATAGAATTCCTTATGGAAATAATGAGATGGGAATTCTTGCCGGTATGTGGGGTTTAAAAACAAAAAAAATATTCCTTACTGAAATGATAAATGATTTTTGTAAAAACAATCAACCAACATATGGTGCGGATCAAAAATTTTTAAAACACATCTATAAAACATTTAAAAATGATAAATGTACCCATGATGAATTTTTTGAAAAAAACCCATTCCCAACTAAAAGACAAAACGGAAGATTCATTGGTGAAAGAATAAACATCGATGAAAAACCATTAACTAATGATCATTTAATTTTATTATGAAAATAGACTACGCAATAATGAGTAGCGATTCAAACCCTACTTATTTAGATTTTTGGCCAATAGTTTCCAAAATTTGGAAAGAACACTTTAACATTACTCCGGTCTTGTATTATATAGACAATAACCAAGATGTGGAAATAGATGAAACTTACGGTATTGTTATTAAAATGTTACCTGAACCAAAAGTACCAATATACCTTCAATGCCTTTGGGTAAGATATTGGTGTTTTACTCAATATCCTGATGATGTATGTATTATTTCAGACATTGATATGATTCCGCTATCTAAAAAGTATTTTGTTGATAATATATCCGATATAAATGATGAAAAATATGTTCACCTAAATCCTTGTTATGCATCTTATGGTACACTCCCGTCTTGTTACCATGTTTCAAAAGGTAAAACATTTACTAAAATGTTAGAATTGGATATGGATTGGCCTACAAGTATAAATAAATTACATTCATTAAATTTAGGTAGAGACCCAGGTGGTCATTTAAGTGGAAAAAAACAATGGTTTGCGGATGAAAAATTTTCTTCTGACAAAATATTTGAATACAAAAAAAATAATATGGATGATGTAATATTTTTACACAGGGAAGGTGGTCAAAACGGATTTAGAATAGATAGGTTAAGGTGGTCTTATGATCCATCTTTGGTAAAAAGTGGTTACTATTACGATTCCCATAGTGTAAGACCTTATTTGGAATATAAGGATAAAATTGATAATCTTGTTAATTTGGTTTTATGAAATTGATTATTTTAGTTTTATCTTACGACGATAATGGAATTTATACTAAATTTTACAAATCACAAATGGAAACTTGGGATAGTGTTAATATTGGTAATGTTTCAACATATTATTACTTTGGTAACCATGAATGTGATGAAATGTGTGGTAATAAAATATTAACGAGTATAAGTGAGAGTTTTGAAAACTGCGGTCACAAGTTATTAAATTCCTTGGAATTAATTAAAGATTTAGACTATGATTTTATCTTCAGGACTAATTCTAGTTCTTATGTTGATAAATCTATTTTATATGACAATTTATCTAAAATAAAAGATCTTAATTACTATGCCGGCATTAATGGTAATTTTAGAAATGTTAGTTACGCCTCAGGATCAGGTTTTGTAATGACAAAAAATTTAGTAAATCTTATTTTAGAAAATAAATCAAATTTTGAACATGATTTAATTGATGATGTTGCAGTTGGCAAACTTGTTGGTGATTTAGGAGTCCCTTTATATTCCACAGAAAGGTTTGATATCAATAATAATAACCATATCGCTAAAAATCATTATCATTATAGAATTAAAACCAATAATAGAGAAAACGATATATCAACTATGTATAAAATACATGAAATAAAAACAAAATAACTTTATACATGATTAAGATAGCAATAGCAACAAACAAAAATTTCAGCCAATTTAGTTTACCTATAATTTTGAAATCTCTCATTGATTGTCAAATAAACTTAGACGACATTATCGTATTCCATGCCGGATATGATGAAAGAGAAGAAAAAATTATTGACGGAATAAAAAATATTTTTTTAAATCACAACTCATTCGAGTATAGTCCTCTTATAGATATTTGTGAAAACAATTTAGAATCTGAGTATTGGTTTTTAATTCATGATACTTGTAAAGTTGGTCCTCGATTTAAGGAATTATTGTATAATATACCTGAAGATAAACCCGAAAAACTTGCTTTAAAATCTAGACCAGCAATGTCTATAGGTTTATACAAATATAGTTATTTAAAGAGTGTTGAACAAAAAATTTTCACGATAAAGAACACCGACTACTCCCATGAGTCAATGATGAAGTGGAAACTTTGGGGTGTACCAAATGAAGACTTTATATTGTGGATGACCGAACCTAACCCAAAATTTTGTAACAACAGAGATGAATGGAGTGTAGTTGATAATGAAAATTGGTACGGTACAAATACCACAAGAAGAACTGAATACTATCCATCTTTAGATATCTATAAAAATAAATCTAATTGGGGTCAGACAGGAAATAATATGGTCCTACACATTTAAGTATGAAAATAGCAATAATTGGTGGTGGATGGGTTGGATGTCATTTAACAAAAAATTTAATAGATCTTCATCAAGTAGATTTATTCGAAAAGAACGATCTTCTTTTTTTGGAGACTTCGTCTAAAAATCAAAATAGGTTACATTACGGGTTTCATTATTCTAGAAATTACAAAACAAGAAATTTGTGTAAAATAACATTCGATAGGTTTATAGATGAATATGGGTTTATTGTTTCAGAAATAGAAAAAAATTATTACTGTATACCTAAAAAAGAATCATTAATTGATTTCCAAACCTACATAAAAATTTTCGAGGATTACGACTTAACTATAGTGGATAATAATTTTACTGAAATTGAGGGGTGTTTAAACACAAAAGAAAAACACATCGATTACAAAAAATCTAAATTATACTTCAATGAGATATTAAAAAATAATTTTATTAAAAAAGAAATCAAAGAATCAGACTTAGTCAGTCTAAAAAAAGATTATGATTTAGTTATAAATTGTACAAATAATTTTTTAAATTCTTCTTCATCGGATGATCATTTTTATGAAATAACAATATCTTTTTTGTACCGTAAAATAAACGAAATTGAATTTGACGCATTAACTTTGGTCGACGGTAATTTATTTTCAATATACCCTTATTCTGAAAATTTATTTACAGTTACTGATGTTGAGTTTACACCAATAAAAAAAGTTTTAGATTCAAATTCTTTGGGTGATGAGGTTAAAAAAATTAAAGAATCTGATCATTCCGAAAGGAGGAAAAAAATTGAGTCTAAGATTAAAAAATATTACAAAAATTTTAATCAAAATTTTGTTTACGATTCTTTTTTTATATCTATTAAATCTAAAGTTGTTTCAGAGTCGGATGATAGAAGTCCTATAATTCGTTCTGAAGATAACTTGATAAATGTCTTTACAGGTAAAATTCAAGGAGTTTATTTTGTTGAGGATTTTGTTAAAAATATTTTAAACACATGAAAGTATTAATAGGTCATACAGGGTTGGTTGGATCAACTTTAACCGATAAAATTAAATTTGATTTTTTATTCAACACTAAAAATATAGAAACATTCAATAACTACAATTTTGATGGTTATGATTTGTATCTGTCTTGTTTACCAGCAACAAAGTGGATGGTAAATAAAAACATTACCTCAGATTTAAATAACATGATTTCTATCATCGATATAATATCTAAATTTAATTATAATAAAATTTATCTAATATCGACTATTGATGTTTATTGTGATTCGCCTTTGGAGTCTGATGAAAACTACAATCCTAATTTTTCAGATCTTAATTATGGGTCAAATAGATTGTTGTTTGAAAAATTAATTAAAAATTACTTAACATACGAAAAAATCTATACTTTTAGATTACCAGCAGTTTTTAATAAAAAAATTAAAAAAAATGTAATTTACGATTTGATAAATAATAATAATGTCGATCAAATCAATGTTAATTCAAAATACCAATGGTACAATTTAGATTACCTTGATGAGGACATTAATTTTTTAATTAGTACTTTTCCAAACGAAACAATCTTTAATTTATTTACAGAACCAATTGACACAAAAGAAATTGTCGATCTTTTTGAAAACCATAAAGATAAAGTAGTATATAATAAAAATTCTGTAGTTTACGATTTTAAAACAAAGCATTTTGTGTCGGGTTATTTAAAAAATAAAACTGAAATATTTGATGAAATAAAAAAATTTGTAAATGAATTTAGCGGTAAGTAATTTAGCTTGGGAATCCAAAGATTTATCAAGTGTATTGAAAATATTAAAAGATCAAAAAATTAAGAACATAGAGGGTGTTATCAGTAAAATTAGTCCATGGGATGATTTAAGTGATGACAAGTTGAGGGAATTCAGGTTAATACTAAGTGATTATGAAATAAAGATCCCATCTTTACAGTCAATTTTTTTTGGTACTCAGATCTCTTCTCTTAATGAAGAAAAATTAGTTTTAGAACATTTTGAAAAATTAAAACACATATCCAAAGTACTTGGTGTATCCACCTTAGTATTTGGTTCACCAAACCTTAGAAAAAAAAGTAACTCAAATTTTGTTGAAACATTTAAAAAAATTGATGAGGTATTTGATGGAGAAAACATAACATTATGTATTGAACCTAACACTAAAATTTATGGTGGTGATTTTTTCTTTACAGTCAATGAAATTATTAACTTTATTAATTTGGGTAAGTTTAAAAATATTAAAACTATGATCGACACTCATAATATAATATTAGAAGACCAAGACCCTATTCGTATACTTAGAAACAATTTTGATTACATTTCTCACATACACATATCTGAAAAAAAATTATCTCCGATTGAAGATGTAAAATTTCATGAGGACTTTTCATCGGAACTTAAACAACTCAAATATGATAAAATAATAACCTATGAGGTTTTACCTTGTGATAATATAAAAAAAGAAATAAAATTATTTACAGAAATTTATGGATAAAATTTTAATTACAGGAGGAAATGGTTTGGTTGGTTCTGAATTCAAAGGAGACCAATACCTCAAACCTAGTTCTAAAGAATATGATCTTACAGATAAAGATCAAACCTATCGTTTAATGTTAAAAGGTTTTGACGGTATAATACATTGTGCTGCGAAAGTTGGTGGTGTTGGTGCCAACATGAATTATAAAGGTGAGTTTTTTTACGATAACATTATGATCAACACAAATGTTATTGAGGGTGCAAGACTATCAGGAGTTAAAAACTTAGTCGCATTTTTATCAACCTGTATTTTTCCAAATGAGGTAGATTACCCATTAACCGAAAAAAAAATTCACTTAGGACCACCTCATTTTTCTAACGACGCATATGCGTACGCCAAAAGAATGACGGACATTCAAATACGATCATATAATGAACAATATGGTTTAAATTATAAATCTGTAATACCTACAAACATTTATGGTCCAAATGACAACTATGATATTCAGAATGGTCATGTCGTTCCTTCATTAATCCACAAATGTTTTTTAGCTAGAGAAAATAAAACACCACTTACTATTTGGGGTTCTGGAACTCCACTTAGAGAGTTTATTTTCAGTAAAGATGTCGCAAAACTTACGGAATGGGTACTACACAATTATAAAGAAAATGAACCAATAATACTGTCTACATCGGAAGAAATTTCAATAAAAGATGTTGTAGGTATGATAGTAGAATTAATGAACTTCAAAGAAGATGTTTTATTTGATTCTACAAAACCAGATGGCCAATTTAGGAAACCTTCGGATAATTCCAAAATAAAAAACTATCTACCTAACTTTAAGTTCACACCCATGTACGAAGGGTTAAAAGAAACTATTGAGTATTTCGAAAAAAATTATAATCTTATAAGAAAAAATGGATAAAAAAACTGCACTAATTACGGGTATCAACGGACAAGACGGATCATATCTTGCCGAACTACTTTTGGATAAAGGTTATGAAGTTTGGGGAACAGTTAAAAGAAACTCCGTGTCAGAAACGCAATCCACAAGAATTGAACATCTCAGGGAAACAAACAAATTAAATTTAGAATACGCCGACCTTACAGATATGGGATCTTTAATTAGTATCCTGTCTAAAGTTCAACCCGATGAGGTTTATAATTTGGCGGCACAATCTCATGTTAGAATTAGTTTTGATCAACCAATATATACCGCAAATGTTACAGGTGTTGGCACATTAAATCTATTAGAGGCAATTAGAATTGTATCACCACATTCAAAAATATATCAAGCATCTTCATCAGAAATGTTTGGTAACTCGATTGATGAGGATGGATATCAAAGAGAAACCACCCAAATGAACCCTGTCTCACCATATGGGTGTGCAAAAGTGTTCTCATATAATATTTGTAGAAACTACAGAAATGCATACAATATGAAAATATGGAACGGTATTCTGTTTAACCACGAATCACCAAGACGAGGAACTAACTTTGTAACAAACAAAGTTGTAAAAGCTGCTGTCAGAATTAGTTTAGGTTTACAAGAAAAACTACACATTGGAAATTTAGAGGCAACAAGAGATTGGGGTCACGCTAAGGATTATGTGTACGCAATGTGGTTGATGTTACAATCTGACAAACCTGACGATTATGTGTGTGCAACTGGAGTATCACACACAGTTCAAGATTTATGTAGTTATGTGTTTAGTTCATTAGGTTTGGATTATTTAGATCACATCGTAATTGATGAAAAACATTTTAGGCCAGAGGAGCTTGAGAATTTGAAGGGTGATTCCTCCAAAATAAAAAAAGAACTATTATGGCAACCCGAATATACATTCGAGACCATGTTAGATGAAATGATAAATTATTGGTTAGAATATTATGGAAAGAAGTAAAAAAGTAGTGGGGATCACTTGTTCAACATTTGATCTTCTACACGCAGGTCACATTATAATGTTACAAGAGTGTAAAAAATATTGCGACTATTTAATATGCGCACTTCAAAGTGACCCAACTATAGATAGAAAAGAAAAAAACGCCCCGATACAATCATTGGTGGAGAGATATATACAACTTGACGCGGTTGAATATGTGGACAAAATAATTCCTTACAACACTGAACAAGAATTGGAAACAATATTTGCTTCTATGGATTTAGATGTGAGAATTATTGGTGAAGAATATAAAGATAAAGATTTCACAGCAAAAAGAGTTTGTGAAAAAAGAGGAATTAAACTGATTTACAATAAAAGAGATCACGACTTTTCCACAAGCAGTTTAAGAAAAAGGGTTTATGAAGAGGAATCCGCTAAAAGATTTGTAAAATAAATATGACAAGAAGAAAGCCACAACCAACCGAGGAACCTTATGTTCCGATTAATTCAAAACGAGATATAATCTCACAAGTAGTTAAGAAAAGACCAAAAAGTAAATTTCTTACAGAGAATCAAAAAATTTATGCCGAGACATTATTAAACAATCAAATAACAATTTGTTCAGGTCCTGCCGGTGTTGGTAAAAGTTATATCGCAATGAAAACGGCTGTAGATCTTTTACTCGATGATGGTAATGGGTATGATAAAATTATTATAGTAAGACCAGCGGTTGAGGCCGAAGAAAAATTAGGAGCGTTACCAGGAAACTTAGAAGAAAAATTAGATCCTTATATTTTCCCATCTTATTACCTTTTAAATAAAATTATTGGTAAGGAAGCTAGAGAAAAATTAAAAGATGCTGAAATCATCGAGGTGTTTGCTTTGGCGTATATGAGAGGTATGACAATTGACAACTCTATTTTGATTTTTGAGGAAGCTCAAAATGCAACTCCTAAACAAATGAAATTATTACTAACAAGAATTGGTACAAGTACTAAATTTTTTATTTCGGGCGATATTGAACAAACAGATAGATATAAAGACAAAAAACAATCAGGTCTTTACGACGCACTAATTAGATTTAACAATATTCCAGGAATTGGTGTTTTTGAATTTGGTGATAAAGATGGTGTACGAAATCCTATAATCACAAAAATTTTACAAAAGTATGACGAAGATAGGGATTGATGTTAATGGTGTTTTAAGAGATACAATTGGTAAGTTTGAGCAACTTTATACTAAACACTTAGTTGAGAAAGACGACAAAGAATTTCTTAACGCTACTTATCGATTAGATTTAAATGGGAATCCAATTTTAATTGAAAATAAAATTGATGACTTTGACTATAAAAAAATCTCTGAGGTTACGACTTTAAAATTAGACGATCATTTCACTTTTAAAAATGAAGATGAATTGTTCAGTTTTATATATGAGGAATATGCAATGGAGTTATTTGGTCACGCACCGTCAACCGAAATGACCACCTTCAACACACTAAACGATTTTTACCATGAAAATCGAGATAACAATGAATTATTAATCGTTTCAAATGAAATCGGTAAATCAAAACCGTCTACTTTATTCTTTCTTTCAAAGTTTGGGTGTCTATTAGAAAAGGTTGTTTTTTTTAGTGAAGTAACTAAAGATGATATGTGGAAACAAGTGGACATTTTACTTACGGCAAATCCCTCTTTATTATTAGAAAAACATGATGATAAAATTGTTATAAAGTTTGAGACAACTTACAATAAACACATCGATTCGGAATACACAATTTTATCTCTTTCCGAATTGAGTCAAATAATTAATAAAATTAAAGAAAATGCTATTTAGTACATTTGGGGATAATTACTATATCGACTTAGATAAATTAGAAAAAGAAATTGAGTTATCTACTACGGGGGAAACACATTATCATTTGGTTAAGTATGAACTTTACAAAATGATGATAGAGACTATTTTAACCGAAGATGAACCTGTTGACGAGAAGTTAGGACCTAAAAACAGTGAATTAACTGTTCCGTTTAAAATTTCATTTAACACATTAAGAGTTAAAAACATAATAAACAAAATATAAAAAAATATGAGTACGGAAAACTACGAAAAGTTACAGAAATCAATAAGTAACATGAATGAGAAACTCTCAAGAATTTACTTTTTGGTCCAAGATACTAAAGGAAACGCAAAAGCATCAATTAAGTACATTTATGACATGGCACTTACTTTAAAAAATGCAGGATACAACGCAATAATCTTACATGAAAAACCTGAGTATTTTGGGGTATCATCTTGGTTGGGCGAAGAATACATGTCAAAACTTGATCACAGATCAATCGAAGGGACAAGTCTTGAAATTTCTCCAGACGATTTAATTATTATTCCTGAAATTTATGGATTTGTTATGGAACAAATTACTAAACTTCCTTGTGGTAAAATTGTTTTAAGTCAGGCTTTTGACCATATGTTTGAGACCTTACAACCAGGTCAATCATGGCCACAATTAGGATTCTACAAATGTATTACAACATCAAACAAACAAAAAGAATATATCGAATCAGTAATGAGAAGTGTTTCAGTTGATGTTATTGAACCGTTCATTTCTGAAAATTTTCAAAAAAGCAAGTTCCCACCAAAAACAATTGTAAGTATTCACACTCGTGATCATAGAGATACAACTAATTTAATTAAAAGTTTTTACATTAAATTTCCACAATACAGATGGATTACATTTAGAGACCTTAGAGGACTTTCTCAAGAAGAATTCTCTGAAGCAATGAAAGAAAGTTTTATCTCTATTTGGGTTGACCAAGCAAGTTCATATGGAACTTTTCCTTTAGAATCTATGAAAATGGGAATACCTGTTTTAGGTTTAGTACCTGATATGACACCTTCTTGGATGACCGAAGATAACGGTCTATGGGTAAATAATAAAACAATAATCGTTGATGTCCTTTCCGATTTTATTCAAAATTGGTTAGAAGATAATATCAATCCTACATTATTTGAACAAATGGAAAAAACAGTGTCAGAGATTCAAACAAAAGAACAGTTTGAGGAAAACACAATCACCTTGTTTTCAAAAATGTTTGAGACAAGATTAGCTTCTTTTGAAGATCAACTTTCTAAATTTGAAACAGTATAATTATGAGTAACAATAAAATATCGGTGGTATTACCCATCAAGTCAGGAAAAGCAATTGGATTCGAAGATTTTTTTAAAAGATCTATTGAGTCAGTAAAAAATCAAAAGGACTTTTTACAGGAGTTAATTATTGTACACGGAATTGAGGAATATTTGTCTACTTTTCTTTCTTCATTTGATTTTGAAGGATTGAATGTTCGTTTAATCGAATGGTCGGATTCACCAAGTTTCGCTAAACAAGTTAACCATGGGGTTGAGATTTCAGATTCTAATTGGTGTTCAATATTAGAATTTGACGATGAGTATTCAAATATTTGGTTTAAAAACGCAACTAACTATATGGATATTTATAAAGATGTAGATGTATTTCTACCTATAGTTGTTGATGTAGATGATAAGTTAGTTTTTGCAGGTTTTACAAATGAGGCAACATTCGCCGCAAATGTTTCGTCGGAAATGGGAATTTTAACAAACGAAACTTTACAAACATTCCAAAATTTCCAAATATCAGGAATGGTTTTTAGTAAAGAAAAGTTTTTAGAAATGGGTGGTTTAAAATCAAATTTAAAACTCACTTTTGGGTATGAATTATTTTTAAGATTGACATATAACTCAACTAAAATAATGACTATACCTAAGATTGGTTATAAACACATGAATTTGCGTGAGGGATCAATTTTTTGGAACTATAAAAATGGTGAAGATAAAATGTCCCAAGATGAGGCAAAGTTTTGGATAGATTCCGCAAAAAAAGAATATTTCTACAACAATGAGAGAGAAATAAAATATGAACCTCAAGAAATTTAATGCTAGAGAATGAAACTGAATCGACATTAGAAAAGAAAAAGAAAGGTAGAAAACCAAAAACAAATAATTATTTTGATGAGAGAGAAGAAAGGGCCGTAAGGTTGTTTTTAGTAGCAGAAACCTACGAAGAAAAAAACAAAATATATAACGAGTTTTTAAAAGAACCTTTAGACAAAATGATATCTTCAATCATCAGAAGATATAAATTGTACAGGAAAGACATGAACTATGAAGAAATACACATAGATACCCATTCTTTTCTCATGACCAAAATTGATAAGTTTAAGCCTTCTAAAGAAAAAAAGGCTTATTCTTATTTTGGTACTATTTGTAAAAATTATTTGATGGGTCAAATAATGAAAGATCAAAAAGAAATGAATAGAAAAATTTCTTATGAAGATATTTCTGCTGATTTATCAAACCGACCAGACTTTTCTTATACGATAGAAAATGATGATTTAAGTTCAGAGACAATAATAAAAAAGTTTTTAGAAAAACTAAAAACTAACCTTGAGGAGTCAATCGACAACGAACACGAACAAAAACTTGGATCCGCAATTTATGATTTGTTTGATAATTACAATTTAATTTTTCCTGATAGTAACAATAACAAATTTAATAAAAACATAATTCTTTTTGAATTAAGGGAGATGACTAACTTATCAACTAAAGAAATTAGAACCTCAATCAAAAAATTTAAAAAATTGTATTTTGATTTAGTTCAAGAATTATTAAAAAATTAATATTTATTGATATGCCAAGGCCACCAAAAAAAGAAATTAATCTTAGTAAAGAATCAATGTTATCATTGATGCAGGAAATCTATAATGAACTTGTAGAACAAAGAAACACCGCTATTAGGATCCAAAACAAAATGTTAACAATGATGAAAGAACCTGAAGATATGACGCTTATAGGTCCTGTAATTGAGAAACAACAAAAAATTATAAATGACTGTGTTGAGAAAAAATTAACTCTTTCTAAACTACAATCGACAATGTGGCAAAAAAATACAGACAAAGAAGACGATTTTACATTATCGGATTTAGATATCGATGATGCAACATTTCAAAGCTTATTAAAGAAAGATGTAGAGGATGATGGTAAATATAAAATGAAAAAGTAATAAAAATGGGAGTAGATATTAGAGAAGATGTAAAGACTGTTTCCAACCAAGTTACGACTTACCAACAGTACAAAGAATTTAAAGAAAGTTATGATGGTCTTAAAAAAGTTGCGGGAGACAATTATGAAGATAATAAAAAATTCATAAGTGAAGTTTTAAATAAAGTTGATCGTAACAAAAGAAAACAAGATAGTACCTGCACTCCTTTTTTACAACATCTAATTAAACAACTAAAAAAATTAGATGGTACAGGTGAAGATACCAACAAGTTTGTAAAAAAGTTATATATCAACGCTCTTAAGGACACAAGAAAAGGTTTGGTTGAGTTACTTGTAAAACTCGCACAAGAATTTCTTAATTGTGGTGACAATCAAACATATCAAGTTAATTCCACATTTTATGTACCTGTTGATCAAGTAGATTTATTTGGAATGTTACAAAATTCGCCTGATAGCAATATAGGAAAGTTTTTTTACGAACCAAAAAAGGCCGATTACCCACTATATTTGTCTGACCCAACAACTAACCCATATTCAATGAATCGTGAGTTATATAACAGGATTCAAAATATGAATCAACCTTTTCAAGCGCAAAACAACAACTCTTACATTGGCACATCCTTCCAAGATCTTTTTGACATTACATATGTTGAGTCTTATACAGACCTTAATAATCAAGTAATAAACGGTAGTTTTTTTAAAATAGATCTCCAACCAAGAACTACTTTCCCAACAATAAATGAATTTTTAAATGATTACTATTCATCAATTAATATATTAGAATATAAAACATTTTTTGCATATTTACTTGATTTTTCAACTGGAGTACTTTCTTTTGGTGCAAATGCCGGTAAATCTAAATTAGAGGTTGTTCAAAAAACAATGGCTTTAAATAAAAGACTATCTTGTTTATGTTCTGATACGACTAAAGAAATTTCAGTTGGTGGAACCGCAAAAGTTTCTGAACTTGAGGATATAAATGATTCTTTTTTTGAATTAAGTGATGTTGAACTTAGAATAATTGAACAGAATATCTCAAACATTAAATTAGGTGTTGTTGAATTCGAGGATTGTGATAATGTTCAAGTCCCCATGAATTTACAAGCGTCTATTGATGCGTTAGATCAATTAACATTTAATGAAGACACAAATAATCCTGACGAATTAAATGACGCTCTTGGTATTCTTTATCCAGCAACAAGCGAAAGTTTTAAAGCATCGTTAGATGCAAGTTTTTTAGATCAATTTATTAACGCAGTTATGGCGACAGTACTTTCACCAAAGGCTATTTTGCCGTTTATGACTATGGTTTATGCAACTAATCAAAAAGTACCACAAGAACCATTTTTTGATATTGAGAAATTCGCTAAGAATTTTCGTACTTATTTTGTGAAATTCATAACAGGTTTGGTTTCCAAATTAACTGAAATAGTTTTTAAACTTTTAAAAAAACAAATTGTTAAATTAGTTTCATTTATAAGAAAAAATTTGTCTGAAGAAAAAAGAGAAAAGACGCAAAAAATGATTTTATCAATTGTTTCACTTTTAGCCGCTCCTGTTAATTTTGTTTTGGATTTTAGAGAATGTAAAAGTTGTTTAAATGAATTATTAAAAATATTAAATTTAGCGGTAACTGCCGCAAGAGTTAAGGCAGCAAGTAAACCTGGCGGTGAAGTACCTTTACCGTTGTTGTTAGCGTCAAAAGCTTTAGATGGGTATTCATCAACAAGGGCTTTTATGAATGTGGTACAAGACTTAGAAGCTATAGGAGTTCCGGTTGGCCCAATGCCAGATGGTAGTCCAAACAAATTTGTTGCCTCAGTTTATTCTATTTTAAAAGGACAAGAAAAAGAAATGACCGAAAATGGTAAAGTTGCTATTGGTATTGGGCCACTAACATCTTTACCAACAGGAATAACAATACCAAACGACGCTTATGGAAAACTCATTTGATTTAGACAAAAAAAGAGTAAAAGCCACAGAGGTTTTACAAACAATTAAAGAATATAAAGCAAAGTCTAATAAAGATTTACAAATCGCATTAGAGTTTATTAACGAAGATTTCAAAGTAACAAAAGATTCTATAATTAAACTAACACATCATTTAGATTCGTTAGAGAACACATATAATATGTTACATAAAGAATATACAGATAGAATGAAAAATGCTTAATGACTTAAAAGTAATATTTCAAGGGTTTGTCACAAACAATCAAGATCCATTAATGTTAGGTAGGGTTCGAGCGGTTCCTATCGATCAAACCGAATCTGCTTTACTACCACAAGATTGGAATCCTGAAAAAGATATTTGGACTTCAAGAGACCCTTTAATTTATTTACCACTTTTACCTTATTATATAAGTCAAGTTCCAAAAGTTGACGAATACATTCATATTTTTTATTACAACACAAGTCAAACCGTAGACAACACAAAGTTCTACATACAGGGTCCTATATCAAGACCTCAGAATAATAATTATGAAAATTGGCACAACTCTGAATCATTATTAGCGTCGGGTCCGTTTTTAAAACAAGCCAACAACATTAAAGACCCTTTGAGTTTTGTAGTTAAAGGTGAAGCAAAAGGTATATATCCAGAACCAGGTGATAATTCACTTTTGGGTAGAGGTACTGCGGATGTAATTGTAAAAGAAGATGAGGTTTTAATTAGAGCAGGAAAAAACATTACAACTCAAACGGCAGGATTCAACTTACCAACACCAAGACAAAATAGAAGTTTTGTACAGTTATCAAGTTTTACTCAAGAAAAGAAAGAATTAGAACCAATTAAAAAAACTTTATTCGAAAGAAAATCTTTATTAATAAAGAAATTAGTGGAATGGGAAATTACTAGTCAAAACCAAGTTACGGGTCCGTCACCAAATGGTACTACAGGTACAACATTTTATAACGGTAATATTAAGTTATATTCACTTCTCCCAAAAGATCAAACAAAAACAACAGTTGTTAATATGAACACCCCATTGGATTCTTTGAAAAGTCCTGTGGAATATTCATTATTTTTTACGGGAAAAACTAAAGAGGAAGGTATTGCAATTATTAATCAATTTATAACAGGAGTTAATAAAGGTAAAATAACGATCAATGGGTATAGACAATTCCCATTTGAATCTGATTCAAGGATACAAGGTCAATTTCCTTTTTATTTTAGACCAACAAAGAATAATGTTGATAAGTTAGTTTCAACGGGATCTACTGATTTCAACATGGTTAATGATTTCTTTAGGAAAATTAAACTTTTACCTTCAGATCAACAATTTGGTAGTGTTTTAGTTTGGAAACAAAATGTTATTGGCGAGCAATTAACTAGAAAAGAAATTTCAGAAAGACAAACTGTTTATAATCGAAATCCAGTCTCTTATGGTACAATGGCGGGAGATTTCTTGTATTTACTATCACATAAAACTGATATACCGGCAAAAGCAAAAATTAATTTATTACCCAAAGAAACATTATACGGAATTACTCAAGAATATTTTACAGGTGATATATTACCAAATACGGACCCAATGGTAAGAGGTGATGAGTTGATGAAATTACTAAAGAAAATTGTGGACTTTTTAGGTTCTCATGTTCACAACATAAATGAGGCTCCAATTCCTATTGGTGTGGATGGAACACAATTAGAAGAAATCAGAACAATTCTACAAGATGCTAATAACACAATACTAAATCAAAATATTCGAATTAATTGATATTTATTAAATAAAAGTAAATGTCAGTTCTTAATTCATATTTTAGTAGAAACAATACCATAGTTTATAGGGATTATGTAAATACGGGAAGAAACCCTGTAATGCAACTCTATTATGGTGATGGTGGATTATCAACACCGATAGGATACTCAAGGTTTATATTTGATTTAGATTTAACATTACTAAGACAAAAATATCTTGATGGTACCATTTCTTTGAATTGTTCTACGGGTATGACTCATACCCTAAAGATGACCAATACTTCGGCATTTGACCAAGCGTTGCTGAATACCTCAATGCCTGACGGTAGTTTAAGAGCAACATCATTTGATCTTATTTTATTTAGAATACCTCATTTTGATTTTGATCCTACTCAACCTCAATATTGGGACGAAGGAGTTGGTTATGACTTTTTAGATATGGGGGAAACCTTAGGTCCAAACAAAGAATTTTCTGTAAGACCTTCAAATTGGTTTCAAAGAACCACAATTAAAAATTGGCAACAATCAGGAATCTACGACAACAGAAATGTTGGTCCTGTTCCTTTTTCCGCAATTACAATTTTGGATATCCAACATTTTGAATTTGGTAATGAGAATATTGAGTTTGATATGACTAACGAAATAAATCAAATTTTAACAGATTCATTAGTAAATGTATCAGGATGGGGAATTGCTTATCTTCCTGATGTTGAGAATTTGAGTGGTACGACAGGTTCATACTCAGTTGGTTTTTTCACAAGACATACTCAAACATTTTATGAACCATATCTTTTAACATCGTATGATGATTTAATTGAGGATGACAGAAATAATTTTACATTAAATAAAACAAACAAATTATACCTATACATTTACGAAGACGGGGACTTTAAAAACTTAGATCAGAATCCTTTGGTTTCTATTTCAGATTCAAGTGGTAACCCAATTCCCAACTTACAAAATTTACAATCTTGTTTAAGAACAAAAGGCGTATATGAAATAACTATACCAGCTCTTGTTGGTTATAAAACACCTTGTATGTTTACCGATACTTGGTCAAATTTAAAATTAGGAGGGTTTAATTTACCTAATCAAATAAATGAATTTACTGTTTACCCTTTAAGAAAATCAATCCAAATTGGTACCAATACAAATGATCCCGCACAATACGGGTTCTCATATTATGGTATAAAACAAAATGAATACATTTTCAAAGGAGAGGTTAGAAAAGTAGGTGTAATTATAAAACAAGCTTACACGGCAAATAAACAATTACCAAATGTAGATGCTCAGTACCGAGTTTATGTGACTGAAGGTACTACTGAAGTTACAGTTCAAGATTGGACTATCATCAACAGAACACCTAATGAGTATTATTTTATGTTTGATACAAGAGACAAAATACCAAACGAATATTACATAGATTTAAAAGTTACGACATCTGGTCAGGTAAATGTTTATAAACAACAAATTAATTTCCTCATTGTAAATCAAAAAGAGGAATAAAGACATATTTATTAAGAAAAAGAAAAATGGGAATTTTAATAACCGTACTTCAGGTAGGTCCTGATGTTATAATCCAAGGATCAGGGACTGCAAATACAACTGATTTATCTAGAGGTACGACAACCAATTTTTTGGGTCAAAGTACAACGCCAAACACAGGAAAATTAATTTACAGTATTTCAAATCCGACTTATACTGAACATACAGGTGCAGGTTTAACAGGACCCTCATCTTTTGGTACTGGAAGTCTTATTGGTGGACCAAACACAGGTACTATAAGTAACAGTAATTGTTTGGCAATTACCCAATCACCCCTTAAATTATGGTTTGTTGATACAGTATCACCTGTTAGTGGTACTGGTTCTATGACATACGAAAGTACGACTATTGCGGCTTTAGGATTTACAATAGGTGTTTATGTTTGGTCATGGGGATCAGATGCAAATGTTGATACAATTACACTACAAGTGGGTGAAATTACAACACCGACACCAACCGTAACACAAACACCAACTAATACGCCAACACCAACAACTACTCCTACAAATACAGGAACTCCTAACCCAACACCAACAAATACTCCAACAAATAGTCAAACACCAACTAACACACCAACAAATACCACAACTCCAACTAAAACACCAACAAATACACCAACAAATACATCAACACCAACAAATACCACAACTCCAACTAAAACACCAACAAATACACCGACAGTTACTAAAACTCCTACAAACACACCGACTGTAACAAAGACACCAACAAACACACCGACTGTAACAAAAACACCAAGTCAAACTCCAACAAATACACCGACTGTAACAAAAACTCCAACAAATACACCGACTAATACTCAAACTCCAACAAATACACCGACTAATACTCAAACACCGACCACAACACCAACTCAAACTCCAACTAACACACCTACACTTACACAAACACCAACAAATACACCAACAGTTACTCAAACCCCTACAAACACTCCTACACAAACTGTTACACCTACACCTTCATTTACACCATTATTTAGAATTGCAATTGGTACAGGTTATGAAGAATGTGTTGTTTGTTACGAATTGTCAGGTAATACTGTAACAAGTGTTGAGGCCCCTCACGCAGTTTGGACAAATAATCAAGGTTTTGCAGTAGTTCAAATGAACTCGGTACAACTTGGTGGAATGAACGGATTAAACAGTTAAGATATGAACTTAGATAGACTAATTAGAAGGGTAATAAGAGAAACCGTTGAGGATATCCCGTCAAGACAAGAAAAAGAATCTTCAAGATATATGTTCTTTTCTAATTTAGAACAAATGAGAAGACAATGTGATTTGTTATTAGATTTAGATCACTCTATGATTGAGAATATCTTAGACAGTGGTCATGATTGGGCTCAAGATCATATTGCAGAAGCAAAAAATAATATGGACCAAGTTTTTGATTTTTTAATGAATGAATCAAAAAAAGACGGTATGGAACTATCAATGGACATGGATGATAAAGACATGGTCATGATGGAAGGTAGAAAAAAAACAGGAACTAAACTTTGTGCCAGAGGCAAAGCGGCAGCTAAGTCTAAGTTTGATGTTTACCCTTCGGCGTATGCTAACGGATACGCAGTTCAGGTTTGTAAAGGAACTAAGCCTGGATTGGATGGTAAAAAGAGATGCTCAGGAGCATATTGTTAAAATTTTTTTACTTTCTTTTTTTTTAATCAATAATTTCATATATATTTGTAGTTAGAAACTAAAAACTAACTATGAAAAAATTCTTTAAAAGACTCTACAAACGATTTAAGGTAAGATTAAGTAAGATTGGCCGATCTTCGGCTATGAAAACCTATGAAGAAGTCGAACTACACGAAAAAACAGCATTCAAGATATGTGTAAAATTAATATCTGATAAGAACTCAGATTTTATGATCGCACCTATGTCACAAAAAAGATTCATAATAAATGAAAAGTTAAATCTTTTTATTATAATTGACTATGGAAGAGTTGAGATTACGAATCATGTTTTCCACTACGATGTAAGACTTTCAAATAGAGATTACGAAAGAATCACATATTTATATGATACGGAGACTGAGAAGAGAAGAATAAAAACTGAGATGACGATCAAGTCTAACATCAAAAATACTTTAGAGAAAGTATACGACGCAATAAGTAAAGAAACCGAAAAAAACCAATAAAAATGAAAAGTCTATTTTTTGTATCTATTTTAACACTTACTTTGGTAAGTTGTAAAACATCTTCTCACACACCATGTGATGCTTACTCAATGAATACTACACCTGAAGATAGTAGTATTGTAAGATCAATGGATGTATTATCTGATTCTGCAGAGAATTGGACATTAGAACAAAAACAAGAGTTTGCAGAAGTATTCTTTATCGAAAGAGGTAAGTTTACAGTTCCTGAGAAACCAATTGTTTTAAAAAGTTTTAAAGGGAATTAAAATAATTTGTCCAATCTTTATCAGTTCCACTATCTAATGTACAAAAGTATGGGTTACTTTCTGACGGTGTATATAAAATTACAAGTTTTTCTTGTGAATTATCAACACCTATTGTTTTTCTAAATCTATTTAAATCAGGATTTGTCGCATTTAAAATTCTAACAAAAATTTGGTCTCCCTGTATCTCATATTCTTGGGCTACAGGGGAATCTTCCACATTCAAATAAAGTTTTTTAAATCCTTTCTCATTACTTAATCCCCCATACATATCTTGTTCACTGTCATAAGTCAAGTTCTCCAACCTTTGTTGGTCCGAAGAACCCTGACAAAATAAATTTAATTTTTTGTCTGGTGTTGGTTGTTCCATAAGTAATGGTCTTACATTACCCATATGTGATTCTAAAAGTTGTTTAAATCTATTTGTATTCATAATCTTTAGTTTTTTCTTGGTTTATAACTTGTCATAACAGGTTTTTGACCTTTACCACTTTGTGAGTCCTTTTTTTCTGCCGCTCTTTTTTGTGCACATGCCGCTCGTTTTTGTGAGTCACTCATTTTACCTGCAACTCCCGATGCTCTACATTTAGGGTATGACCCTTTAGAAGTGTCGTGTCGTCCACAAGGGGGGTGTTTTCCGTCGACTTTACGACAAATGTTTACCCATGGACCTTTTGGTTGAGAAGATCCCTTAGGTTTCTTCTTTTTACCAAACCAAACTGCAAGGTCTTCATTTATAGTATCAGGATAATTTATGTCTTTTCTGTACGACCCATCTTTGTCTTTCTCCCAAACACTAACAATTCTTCTTATATTTTTTTTCAAAGTGTTTTTTAAAGACTTTTCATTAAATTCATTTTTTACTTTTTCGGTAAATGGACCTAACTCACTATCTTTCCATTCGTAACTACCAATTTCTACAGGTGCGTTGTAGGGGCCCGCAGTTGTTGATGTACTAACTTCATTTATAACATTCTCATGAGTTAACTCAACCCATTCATTAAATGGTACCTTCTGTGTGAATGGTTTCATTGGGCTATCCCCTTTAGGTGTTTTATGATCATACATGTATCGATTTATAACCCCACCATCGTCATCTCCTGATGTCAAATCAGGATGTTTTCTCATAAAATTAGTTACCTTATTTGCTTCTTTTTCTAATTTCGCAACTTGATCTTTTCTTAAGTCCATTTTGTGATCTAAACTATCGTATTGAACTAACGGGCTATTGTATTTAGAAACAGATATGTTATATGGCGCTAAACTATCTTCAGTAAAAGGTCTAAACCCTGGTTGTACAGGTGTTACATATTGACCTGAAGCCGCTCCTTTTTGTGAAGTAGCCTCTTTGATAACTTTTTTTATAATTTGACTTAATCTATCCATTTTGTTATTATTATAAATATCTTTAATTTTGATTATGGAACAAGAAAACACAAATTATGGTAATTTATTTGGTACAATAAATTTACTTAATGAAGAACATGTGGAAGCTATCTTATCTAGTATGGATGAAGAACATGCAATTTTCTATCTTATAGAGTCAGTAAAATGTGCACATAAAAAAGGATGTTTTACTATAGGTGAATCAGAGGTATTATCTAAGTCAATTAGAACTTTACTTAAATAAAAAAGGTCAGATTTCTCTGACCTTTTTTCTTATTAACATTTAATTGATTATCTCAATTCTCTTAAGTCAAATGTACGAACTCCATCAACTGTGATACGAGCGTAGAAACGGTTGTTAACCATTTTCTTAGCGTATCTTGTCATGATACCTTTAATAGGTGTGAAGTTGAACGGGTTATACATTGTAGGTGTTAATTGTAGAGGTACATACGGTGCGTAAATGTAACCTGTGTCTAACAATGATGTTCCTTTGTGTCCAATCAAAACTTGGTTTGGTGGGAAGTAAGGATCACGGTACACTTGGTAACGTCCTGCTAAAGTACCAACTCTTTCGATACCCATGTTATACTGATCTTGCTCAGGAGATGCGTTAGATACGTGGAAGTATTCTAAGTCATCAAAGATTGCTGAAACCTCAGAAGATACAACGATCCAGTTAGCTCCACCTCTCAATGTAGATTTGTGGATTTGTGCTGACAATTGGTTGATTGCTGTAATCAAAGTTTGGTTCCAGTCTTTCTGAGTGTAAGAAACTTGGTTGTTGATTCTTCTCCATCCGTTGTAGTCCCAACGAAGGTTCCAAGCCGCTCCTTTTCTCAAGTCACGAAGGATTTCACGGTCGATCTCTGCTGCTACTTGTTCTGATAACAATGCTGTCAATTCAGCTTCAGCGTCGATGTTGTGGAATGCCGCCACATCTTGAGCTAGTTCAGGAGACCATTGTGCTCTTAGTTTTCTTTCTGTAACAGATACAGTTACTGACTCAAGGTCAAAAGAAACCTCACCAATTTGATCTTCGAACTCAAGGTTAGCATATCTTCTATACCAAGCCAAGAATGATGTTCCAGATGGAGCCTCATTGATTGTAGTACCTGTGTAACCATCTAAAGAAGAAGCGTCACAATCAGCACATATTGGACAAGAAAGATCCACTTCTAAGTAGATACAACCATTTTGGTCACAGATGTCATTGTAGTTACCACCATTACCTGTGTTAGTACCTGTAGCGTTACCTGAATTTCTAAATACAGTTTGTGCGTTAGTACTTGTAGGTTGAACGATACCTTTACCGTAGATTTGAGTTACAACTCTAAACAATAATGGTTTGAATACTGGGCTAGACGCAGTACCACCTGTAATTACTTGACATGGTGTAATATCGTAATCTAAAACTGGTGTACCGTAGATTCTCAAGTCAGAAAGGAAAGACTCAGTATCCATTTCGTTACCGTCAGGACCGATTAATTTTCCTGTACCTGCATTTGCAAATCCACAAAGTTTCATGATAACTTTTCTGTAGTTACCAGCTGGAAGTTCAGCACCTAGTGGAGGAGTACCAGAGGCGATTGATGCGCTTACTAAATCACCACCAACCCAAGTTTGGATTGTTGTGTTAGCCGTTACTGCAGTCCATCTACCTTTAGAGTAGTCAAACAATCCTGGAGGATCTAAGTCAGCCTCATTTCCTTCGTAGAATAAATCATAAAGATCTTTCTTGTAAGAGTAAGGACCATTTGGTGGATAACCTTGGTTAGGGTCATTTTTTCCTGAATTTACCGCCTCAGGTGAACCAATTGGTGCATAGTGATCACCACCTGCGTTAGCAACATTTGTTGCATCGTTACTTGGATATCCGTTTGCAAGTAAAGATTCTGCATTTTGGTATCCTTGGATACGAGGTACGAAGTAGAACAATTTACCGATAGGTAAGTTCATTGCTTGTACTGATACGATGTCGTTAGCCAACAATTTAGAGAATACTCTTCTTACGATTGGGAAAACAACTGTTTCAAACGCTCCGTTAGAAGAACCGTCAGAAGTTGCTTCGTTAATCAAGAAAGATGCTTGGTTCTCATATAACTGAGCTACATTTTCTTTTAAGTGACCTTTTAGACCATCTAAGAAGCCTAATCTGTCCCATTTGTTAATTGTGTCTTCTTTGATAACTTTAAGGTGTTTTAACCCGATGTTACCTACAAGACCTGATTCTAATAATGCTCCCATTTTTTTGGTTTTTTATTATTTTTTGGTTTATGTTTATTTTATTTTACCCATCAAATCCTTCATTCTTAAGAATTGAGGATTCTCATAAGTTTTTGATTCGATCAAATTAGCTGATGATCCTGTTTCAACAGATCTATTTACAGTTCTTTCGATTGACTCGTTTATTTTTTGTTCTGATGAAGAACTACCAGTGCTTAATTCATTTTTGATAGATCTGTACAGATTTTTAGATTCTTTCAAAGATTCAACACCGTCAAATCTTCTAAGAATATTTATTTTTTCTTGTTTTGTTGTAGAGTGTTCAGTGAACAAACGAGTTGCGTAAGCCAAGTTAGAATTGAATACAGCCACTTCGTTCAATTTAGTTCTGAAAACATCAAGAGCTTTTCTGTACTCTTCATTTTTTTCTCTCAATAATTGAACTTGTTGATTGTCTCTACTTTCAGAAAGTTTGAATGGGTTATATTCATAATTTCTGTTGTTTGTTTTTGCTTTTCTTAAACCGCGACTACCGTCTTTAGATCCATTTCCGTAAGTTCTTGAAGCTTCTTTAGTTTCAACTTTCTTCATAGATCCTTTTTCCATGTTCTCACCCTCTTTATATTCGAATTTTGCTTTTCCTGTACCAACTGCTTTAGTACCTTTTCCAAAAGCTTCTTTTTTCTTAGTATTAAATCCACCTCCCATATTTGGTTTTTTGTCATATGCGAATTTTGGACCTTTTCCAATTCCAACACCTTTAGGATTTACAGATTTTGTTAATGATTTTTTTACAGCTTCCATTACAGAATCAAATTCATCTTCTTCTTCGTAAGTCATGCCTTCTCCCATTTCGAATTCGTCTTCTTCTTCATAATCCATGTCTTCAGACATTTCATAATCTTTGTAGTGTCCGTCAACATCTCCCATTTTGTGTCCGTGTCTTCTTTTAAAATCGTGTTTGTTTCCTCCGAACATGTCTTCATCTAATTCAAATTCATCTTCTTCGTCATCTTCTTCGTCATCCATTTCAATTTCATAAAGGTCACCTTCTAAGTCAACATCAGCGTCACCATACATTTCGTCTTCAGCTAAACCATCGTAAGATGAGTCGTCCATTTCGATTTCGTAAATAGTTTCTTCATCCTCATCTTCAAAATCCATTTCTTCATCCATTTCAGAATACTCTTCAGCATCAATGTCGATTTCTTCATCAGATTCACCTAAATGAATCATGTACTCGTCCTCACCGTCTTTAAGATGAATGTTTTCACCATCTTTTGTAACGATAATTCCATCTTCATCTCCCATTGCTTTAAATACTCTTAAAACTTCAGCGTCTGATGCTCCCGTCATATCAATGGTTTCTTCGTCTCCCATATCCATGTCTTCGTCATCCATGTCCATTTCTTCGTCTCCCATATCCATGTCTTCGTCATCCATAGCCATTTCCTCATCGTCCATGTCCATTTCCTCGTCATCCATTGCCTCAGGTGAGTCAGAGTCTAGTGTTGGGTCTTCAATCTCATCGTCTTGTTCTTTTAGAGATTCTTTTACCAATTGTTTGATTTCTTCACTCATCGTAGACTGAAGTATTCCTTTTGCATTCTCTTGAAGAGTCTCCTCCAAATTCTTGATTTGGAAAAGTGCTTCTTCTACTACATTTTTGTTATAACTCATTTTTTTAAATAGTTTTCTAATAAATATTCACTTTTTTAAAAAAAATTCGTATAACAGTACTTTTAGACAAAAAAAAAGGGAAAAGAACAATTTGTCCCTTTCCCTTTGCGGTTAATTTTTTTCTTTTAGTTTTCTATAACCTCATCGATTTTAGATTCAACTATTGAGGTAATTCTCCATTCCATAGAATAATTTTCATAAACTTTTGTCACTTTTGCTTCGACATCAGTTGGTGAATAACCTTTAACGAGTTTCTCTTCTCTCGTTTTTTTGATCTTACCTGTATTCTCATCAGGCATGTCTGTGGTAATTTTTGCTATAAAATATTTTTCGTCCATAATTAATTATTTGTTCAAATAATCGGTTAATCTATTCATTAAGTCAAGCGAATTACCACCAGTAGATCCAATATGTCTTTCTGCTTGAGCTCTTTTTTCTTCATCTAAGTTTTCTTCAAAGTTTACTCTTTCGTCTTTATCTCTGAATAGATATGCTCCTGGTGTAGATGGTGAAGATACCAAGTCAAAACAAATTAACTCAAAATCATCTTGTACCTCATTTTGTTCGCCAACTTTTTTAAGTGATCCCACACCACGAGAAGATATACCCAAAGTAACCCCTTGACGAAGATAGTTAGCGGCTAAATCTCCTTTTGTAGAAACAATCCCTCTTTCGTGAAAACCTGGACTTGTAAGTAATTTTAATTTACCTAACAATACAGGTCCTTCCCACCATATTTCAGTAATAGCATGTGATACTCTATCTAAATCTATAAGAGATGATTCAGGGTGATTCAACTCAGAAAGAGCCGTTCCTTTTTGGATCATTTTCTTATAGTTATCTGCTTCTCTTTTGAGAATTTTCTCAGGATAGATTCTTCCGTTTCTATTTGGTGTGTTATATTTTTGAAGTACAGCATAAAACTCAAATGGTTTTGAGTGATCTAACATATCGCGATTTTCTCTAATCATTGATAAGTTTCTTCTTTCATTTGGATCTATGTATCCTGCATCGTACTCAACAAGAATCCCTTTTCCTAAATCTTTTGGTCCTAATATTTTTAAATCGCTCATTTAATATTTTATTTATAAATACTAAATAGTTTCAGTTTCTTTCTTTAATGGTTTTTGATTTCCGGTTTTTGTAAGGTAAAATTTGAAATACTTATTCCTACTCATTACATCACCATATATAGATTTGATGAGGTTCTTAACTTGTTTTTTTAATTTTGGGGATTTGAAATCTAATGGTTCGAGTAAGAATAAATTTACTTCTAAATTCATGAAAGATTTCTTTTTTAATTGTAGACCGCTTGTTCTAAGGTCTAAATCTACGATAAACTTTGTATCAAAAGTTTCTTTGTTTATGTTATCTAACACTGAGTGTTTTACATTTCTTGTCATATTTAATACGACTCTATTCCAATTTTCGATCTCATCTTTTGGTTCTACCCAAGTTTGGATATTTAAAAAAATTGATTTTAAATTTGTGGCATCAATTGTACCAAATTGGGATTTGAAGGACTTGTATCCGCTCAATTTTACCGTTTTTCCTTTTTTCATAAAAATTTTTCATCTCTGAACTGTTTATTTTTAGATAATTGTAACGAATTATTATATTTATATCAACAACCCAAAAAATAATGTTATTAGTAGAAGTAAAAAAAGGTAATATAGAAAAGGCCATTAAGGATCTAAAAGGTAAACTTATTAGAACCAAACAAAATGCTATTCTTTTCGATAGAAAAGAGTTCACAAAAAAATCTGTGATTAAAAGAGAAGAGAAGAAAAAGGCCGCTTATATTCAAAGACTTAAATCTCAAAAAGATTAAAGACCCTCTCTCAAGTTTTTTAACTTAAAGTAATTAATTTCAGAAAAAGACTCAGTTTGTAATTTTTCAATAACTTGATCAATCGTTTTGATTGTTTCACCGTCATTCTCTTTTCCTTTATTTTCCAATAGTTTTTCTAAAACTGTTTCTTTTTCTTTTTCGTAATTTTCTTTAATTACGGACTTAGGAGTGTTTAAAATTTTAACTAATTCTTTTTTCTCACTTTCATTCAAAGAAGAAATATAAGATTCAACCGTTCTGTTTGCAATTTTAACCATTGTATTTAAAGGGACTTTGATCGCATCTTTTTGGACCTCTTTTTGTTTTTTTAAATTTTCAACTAAAACTTTTTTACTTTTGATTTTACTCTCTAAAGTTAAAATGTTTGATGAAAACAAATTATCAATTTCTTCGTATTTGTTTTCACATTGTACATGACCAACCCAAGACTTTAATTCTTTAAGACTTTTAGGTTGTACTTTGTTGTACAAATTCTCATATGCTGTAATAGATTCGTGAATAAATTCATTTGCAACAGATTCGTTTAATCCTTTGTTTTGTGACAATTCGTCGTAAAGGAAAAATATTTTTGATACATTTTTATTTTTCAATACCAACTGTTCAAAAACAAATAAACTATCCTTAAGTTTATTTTTCTTATACGACTCAACTAAATAAGTTTCTATTTTTGATTTTAATTCTCCGAATTTCATTTTTCTAATTTTCTAATAAATATCAACTTAATTTATTTATTTCATCATAATCAGTATCTGTTGTTTCTTCATCATACTCCTCTCGGTCAACCATTTCACCTTCCCACCAATCATTACCACCAAACCAACTATCAAAATCTTGAACATCATTCTCATCTTCAAAATAACTTTCAACATTACTTTTCCACAATTCTCTTACACTAATATTTGCATATCTTTTTGTGTAAATTTCGTAAGTATGTAGTTCAGGAATTTTTATTGGTTCAGTGTCGTAGTTTGGATTCAACCTGTATAATGAGAAAATAAATGATAAATCCTCATTAGTAGGGGTCATTCCAATATCGTCAAGAATATCTGTAAGAATTTTTTTATTAACACCTGAAATTAAATCTCTTGTTAATCCAAAATTATTAATATCTTCTCTCATCCTTTTAATAAGGAACTTAATATTTTTTTCGCTAAGACTTTTGAATTTACTCATGTTAATAAATATTAGTCACCTAAGAGTTTTGACAATTCGTCGTCCATATCACCTAAAGATTCATTAATTTTTCTAAAATCTAAAAACTCATCTTCATCAAAATCGTCCTCAGTCATAGATTCTAAAATTAATTTGTTTTTATCTTTTCTATATGATTCAGGAATTGGTGGAGCTCCTCCTGCATCAGGTTCAGGTGGTGGTGGAGCTCCTCCTCCCATATCTCCTCCTGGAGGTGGTGGTGCTCCTGCGTCACCACCAGCGGCACCTGCAGTTGCGGTACCACCTGTAACTGTTTTATACAATCTATCTACAGTATCAAATACGCCTGTTTTTGTGATGATTGTTGCCGTATTATCAAGTTCAGCAGAAACTGCTCTCTCCATTCTAATCTGTTGAAGTTCTAATTTAATCTCATCGTCTGAGAATCCAAATATGTGTTTTTTGGCCCATGTTGCTGAAGTTGGTTGTATTGATTTTGCAATCTCTGTAACCATATCTTTATACAATGTTACCTTTTCTTTCCAAACATCAATCATTAACAAATCAGCTTGTTTTGATGGGTTTGTAAGTTGTAATGTAAAGTTTGACAATTCATCTTCAAACCCCATAAGGAAAAGGTGAATAATTGCAATTTTATTCATTTCTGCAATTGCAGACTTTTGAATTCTATTAATTGTTCTTGCAAAACGAATATCCAATAATGATAGGTTTTTACCGTCCCCAACAGGTTCCTCAAATCCAAGATAAGCTTTAGGTATTCTAAGAGCTGTAACCAATTTCTTTTGGATGTACTCAATATCCGCAATTTCAGATAGGTTTTGTGCTCCTGCTAATGTCTCGATTGGCATTGTAGCGGCTGGATCACGAACAGGTATGAAATAATCTTGGTCAACCGCCATTTGATTAAATCTTAAATCGACATTTCCTGTTTTTTTATCTACAATCTGATCTCTTTTAAATTTGTTTGCAACCCTTTGTACATAAGCTTCAACATCTTTGTCATCCATGTTACCAACATAAACTTTAAACACCCTTCTTTCGGGTGCTCTTGATGTACGGTAGATTAACATCGCATCTTCAGACAACACAAGTTGCTTCCAAATACGACGAGCTTTCTCCAACATCGATGTTCCGTAAGGAAGTTTTCTATCATCACCTAATAATCTAAAATGGGCAACCTCCCAAGTATTGAATTCTACATCTCGTGCTTTCCATGCAAACTTTAAAGATTTTCTATTAACATTGATTGTTGCTTGAAATGTTCTTGAATCAATACCTCTTTCTAATCTTTCGATTTCAATGTTAGGTAATTGCATACAACCTGTAACACCTTTTTCAGGGTCTAATTTCAAGTAAACAAAGTTATCACCGTACTTACACATGTTTCTAATCCACATAGGTAAGTTTGTGTTGATATCCAATGTGTTAACAAATAAATCAACAAGAATACTTTTAATTCTTTTAGATTCTGAATAAACTTGTAATACATAACCATTTTGGTCTGGTGTTGTTGATTCCTCAGCGTAAATATCTAACGCAGTTGAGATCTCAGGTGTATATTCCATAGACTCATAATCATAAAACGCCGCCAATCTTGTTGGTTCGTAGTAGACCGCTTGAGTATATAGGTTATTTTCTACTTTAGCCCAATTTGAACTTAGATAGAGTGATTGTTGATTTTGTAACTTAGCCTGCTCAAATTCACTTTTATTTTGTGTTTTGAGGATTTCATCCTTATCTAATTTGTAATCAGGTTGGCTTTGTCCGAGTGTGGAATTAGGACCAAAGGTTTTCGATAACCTTTGCCACACCGTAAAATTTTGATTATTTTTTTCCATATTAAAAGTTTAACTATAGATATAAATATTTCAATAGTTCAATAAACCTTATCAATTATAATATGGTGTAATTAAAGATTAAGGGTTTTGTGATGCAGGTGGTGTTGTAGATGGTGTTTGTTGATTTACACTATGGCTATAAAACTCACTATCCTTAGTTGCTGAAGTTTTATACTTAAAAGATGGTGTAAATACTTTTATACCTGTTGTTGGTTGTCCATCAACAATCAATCTTGATCCATTAGCAATCCTACCTGATTTTGGTCTTATGTTCAGTCCCATATTCTATTTCATTAAACCACCAAATAACCAACCATATTTTTGATAGTCTTCTCTTGATGCACCATTGTTATTTAATCCCATTCGTTCATTTAAAATATTTTGATTCGGGATTAGAGGATCAAAATGTGTTTCATTTTTAACGGCTTCATTATTTACTATCGCCCAAGATTCGATCATGGACTTAGCCTGATCAGTTGCTTTTTCTAATTTAGAGAATGAGGATTCGGCAATATATATCGCCATAGAAATACCCATGATAAGGTCATCATGTTGCCCTTTTTGGTGGTCAGGTCTACCATTTATATAAACAAAAGTATTCATTTCGTTATATAACCTAACACTTCTAATTTTAAACTTATGTCTAACCCACTCCTCAAATGCTGCAATAATTTGAACCCTTTTATTGTTAAAGTTAATTCCAGGTATTTTCTCAACAGATGTTTTGTTATTTGCCCAAATATTAAATGGATCAATACCGTCAACATATAAGTTTTTATAACCAAGTTCTTGCATTTTTCTTACTGTGGTAATTCCCATACCTCCAGTGATATCAACAACAACATATGAGTTATATAACATCCCCCACTTATAGGCAACTTCTGCTAATGTATCGGGTGGAATTTTTCCCACATATTCCAATACTTGTTCTCTTTCGTCAAAATCTATAATTTGTATAGAAGAAAAGTCTTCACTATCTCCTCTCGACACATCGACACCCATAATGTATTTATGTCCTTCAATAGGTTCTTTCCATATCCAAATTGAGTTACCCATTAATTTTGACGGTGCGTCTAACAAGGAGTTATTTTTAATTTCTTCAAGTTGTTTATTATCAAATACATTATCGCCCGACCCTAAAAACTCACAATTTAACTCTTGGTTTATTTTTCTTTTGTCATACTTAAGTTTTTTAACCATTTTTTCATACCAAGTTGAGCATGGTTTGTACCCTTGTTTAAAAAAATGTTTTAGTTCTTCATAGTCTCTTTCATATGGATCAACATGAGCAAAAGATACATTTTTAGAATCATCAAACTCTTCACGATTTAAAAGATAGTGTATTAAATCATCGGTAGGTACTAAGAATAAGTCTTTTGCATATCTTGGATCTCTATACCAAAACATTTCAGAAATCTTAAAGTTATTCATGCCCTTTAATGATTGATCGTAGATCTCATAATAAATTGGGTCATATCCGTTTGGTGTTGATACAACAATTACCTTACCCCCTGTGGATAAGGATGCCATACAAGCTGCCCAGAAATCACTGTCCGCTTCGATAAACGCGGCCTCGTCAAATACAAGAATTGTTGGGGTAAATCCACGAAGTGCATCTTTTGAGGTGGCAACCGCTTTAACCTCAGATCCGTTAGTTAACTTATAATGTCTTTGTGAGTTTTTATCGTTGGAGAATCCAGCTCCTACCCAACTTGGCCATTGATCAACAAAGGCTCTGATCTTATTTGCCATCTCCATTGATGTATCAAGTTTGTTGGCAATTATCAATATTTTTTCAGGTTGAGTTTTCTTAGCAAATACCAATCGTTTTGATATCCAAGCTGCGGTTACTGTTGATACGCCTGCCTGACGATATTTGAGTGCTATGTTTTCCTCATAGTCTTCATAATCTTTTAACAATGAAACTTGATCAGGAAATAGTTCTAATGGAACATATTTAGAAACCGTATTGTCGTATGTTTGAAGGTATGTTCTAAGAGCATATGGAGTGTCGTTCATACACTTCACATACTCAATCATTACTTGTTCTTTAGTTAAACCCATATCTAATAAATATCAATTATGGGTTTTTGTTGTAAACATTACTTTTTTCCTATTGAAAACATTTTTGATATTGGTAATTCCTTAGGTGCTTCGTGAGAAAACATGGAAACTTTTTTTGGTCTACGGATAATCATTGACTTAGACTTTTTTTTTATTGTCTCGATTAAATCCTTTTTTGACATTTTAGCATCTATGTTATTATCGACCATTTCTAAGATTTTTTTTTCTAAAAATTTTTTAAAATTTTCATTTGTGTTTTTCTTAACAGTTTTTTCGGGATGTTTTTTTTCCGGCATATTTTTGTACTGTTTTTTTGATGTGGAATCAGAAAATTCTTTTGCCATTTTACACCATTTACAATCTTTAGAAGAACATTTGTTACAACGAGCCCAAAATAAACCCTGCTGAGCCTTAGATTCAAACTTTTCTGTAATTTCTGACTCTGCCATACCCATATTGGATCTGTTGTTATCAGAATCATCGTCCATACCATCAGGTGCCATGTCATTAGCCATGTGAGGAGCTTCTTGACCTGTATATTTTTGTAATTCTACATCACCTTGAGCGTTTGATGAAGTTACATCATCTGTTTCATCCTCTTTTATTTCACTTTCCATAGGTGTTGCAGTAACGGTTCCGTCAGGATTTTTTTTGACTTGATATCCTTTCGGGTTGGGTGGTAATTCTCCTGGTCCTTTGATTTTGTATGAAGTTTTTGCCGGTTCAGTAACTTGGTCAACCTGTTCTTTAGCCTCTTTTTTAAATTTTTCAACCAAGACTTTTACCTGATTGTCAGTTAATTTACTAATAACATTAGTAGACAAACCGTTCTCAACTAAAAACATAATATTCTTCTTATTTTTCATAAACAACTTCTTTTTCAAATTGTAATACTATATCTCTTTCATATAGTTTGTTTTTAACATCGTCTTCACTTTCCCCAAATCTAAATACTAATCTCTTAACTAATGAAAAATCAATGTCGTTAGTTTCTTTTTCCCAACCTAACGCAATTACACCATCCATAGAGTCTATAACAGAAAACACATCTGAATCTTGTACAAGTTCAAACAATAAATCGTCGTTGATAAGTGTACCAACTTTTTTGATGTATTCTAAATCGGGTGGTAAAGGATAACTATTTGCTGGTTTTGCTTCCCAATTTTCACCAAATACTTCTAAAGTATCAGAAAAAATAAATTCATAAATATTGTCACCCTTGTAGTTAGGCCCCAAACCATTTATGTAAATCAAATGATTCATATCAACTTACCTGATTTTGTAATTCTAACTTCATTAATACCTTCTTTGAAGATAAGGTTTCCTTTATTACTCAATCCCAATAACTTAACTCTTTGGTTTTCTTTGATGTACTCCAAAGCTACTGATAATTGTTCAGATGATTCAGCAAGTTTAATTATGTTTTGTTTGTTGGTATTGTAAATACGATTTGTTTTTTGATCTTTGGTGTTTTGATATTTTTTATCTTCTGACTCGTTAAGAATAAAATATTTAGACAACACTTTGTCAACCGATGATTCAGAAAAAGTACCATGTTCTAAATGATCAACATTAGGATAATGTCTTTTTCTTCTTCTTTCATTTCTATGTGACTCTTCGTAAGATTCTTCTTCACCCATTTCACTTGTTAAAGCTTTAGAAGCTTGTGATGCGTAAGCCCCACCGAAATAGTCATTAAAGGCGTCGTTTATGTTATCATACCCTTCTGCCATTTCAGGTTCTGCTGGTGGTTCAGGTACAACTTCTTCTTCGTCTTCAGTTTCATCAAATGTTACATCTTCCTCTTCGTCACCTCCCTCATCTTCGTCCGTTCCTTCTAACTTATCAATGATTTGTTCAATATCATCTTCATCCAATACCTCAACATCGATAGCGGACAAAATAGAATTAATAATATATTTGATTTCTTTTGGGGAGAGTTCTTTGTCTTCTTCGTAAGTTCTAATTTTTTGAGCTAACTTACCTACCAAAATTTGGATTCTTTTAAGATCGGAAACTTTTTTTTCTCTAGGTTTTTTTTCTATTTCAATATCTTCTTCCTCATCTTCCATACCCATGTCAGGTTCTTCCATATCTGGTGACGGTTCTTCCATACCCCCCTCATCTGTACCCATATCTGTCGGCGGTTCTTCCATCCCTCCTTCAGGTGCGCCCATATCAGGTGCCGGTTCTTCCATCCCTCCTTCAGGTGCCCCCATATCAGTTGGCGGAGGTACTGCACCTTCTTCTGGCGTTGGTGCCGGAGCGGGTAATGGTGCCGGAGCTGGAGCAGGTTCTGCAGGTGGTGGTGTTTCTTGCGCAGGTTCATCTGCAGCTTTTTTCTTTTTAGTTTTTAGTATGAACTTTTTTTTTTGCTCACCTATTAGTGAGATACCTTCTTCGTTTTCGTGTAGAACATTAATTTCTTTAGCCATTAAGTTTAATCGCTTAAGTGCTGATGAATAAGAAGAATAATATTTTCTTGATTTCATAGGTTCAATGTAATCAGTCTCAGACTCATTAATTGCCATTTTGATAATATATCCGTTTCTTTCTTTTTCAATACGGTATGTGTTACCGTCAGCAAAGTCTATGCTATATTCAGTAGATTTTGTTTCATTTACAGACTGAGGTATATTTTCATTATAACGAGCAATTTCCATTATTCGTCTGATTTTATCCATTCCCTCTAATTTTTCACTTCCGATAGGTTTAAATCCTCCCATGTTATTTTTTTATTTAATGTGAATTATTTTTTCTTAATAAATATACCAATAAATATAATTATTCTATAATGTGGTTATTTATTGTTTCATTGATAATTTTTTGTCGATAATTTCAGTTGGTAAGTCATAAAGTTTCTCAATGTATCCATTTCTTCTTAGTAGTTTGAATACTAAATTTTCAATAGACATTTCACCGTTTTTTTCTAATCCACAGTTTCTGAAATTCTTCAATTTCTCCTTGTATTTTTTTACAATACTTTTTATCTCTTCAGGATCCTCATCTTCTATATTATCCACAACACCATCAATTATTCTCATCCATTGTTTAGATTTTTCCTTGATTAGTTCTTTATCAATATTTGTTTTATCAAGTTTTTTTGGTTCATTTACCCACATATCATATAGTATGGAATAAATACCACTACTGAAAGTTGTTTCACTTTCACTTTGTACGAAACACTCAACATCGTAACCAAACATTTTAATATTATGTTTTTGATTAAAAATTACTTTTTTTAAGTCAAAAAATTCAACATATAAGTCTTGTGAATTTGTTGGGAACTGGTTGAAGTTTACTACAATATGTAAATCTATGTCAGAGTATTTGGACCAATTATAATTAACAAGTGATCCGATCATTATTATGTCGGTTACTAATATCTCAATCCCTAAAAAATCTATAAAAATATTTGAGGTTTCTAAAAGTTTTTTTCTAACCTCAGGTCTCATAGAATATGAGTTACCTTTTTTTTCCCAAATTTTAGAATTTAGTTCATCCTGAGACTCAAAACTTTTTATAATATCCGAAGTATCCATAATGATAAATACTTTCTAGTTAGAGTTTCTTATATGTGTGAGCTTTAGAAATGTTTTTATTAAAGAAGTTTCCTTGTGATTCAGCCATTCTAAATTGAGTATATTTTTGATGAGGAATATCATTGTACTCATATCTTACTCCGTTTTTAAACTCTGCGATCATTTTTTTAGTTGATGTATCATATTGTGTTCTTACAATATTTGAGGATTCTACTTCATTTAAAATTGTAGTACCGCTAATTATTTCACTTGTTATTGCCATTTGGTTTTCTTAATGGGGTTATGTCATCTATATGACTAAGTTTATCCATAATATAATAATGAACTATGTCTCCGTCAACATTAAAACCATAATCTTTAATTGTTTGAAAAATCTCACGCATTTTTGGTTGGAATCTGGAGTGCAAAACTAATAAGTCTTGAGGAAAATATCTTGGACTTAACAAATCTTCTTCTGACCACTCCTCTCTTTGGAATATTTTTCTCATGTCAAAATAATCCTGTTCTAAATCTTTTGTCAATTCCAAAGTATCTACAAATTTTCTCCATCCTTCCATATCTATAAATATACGAAAAAAAAAATCCACCCGAAGGTGGATTTCTAACTTTAAAATTTAAGAGATTATTTAACTTCCTCGAACTCTACATTTGAAAAGTCTTCTTCTGTTACTTCAGAGTTGTTTGTTTGTTCATACAACTTCTGACTTATGGTTTGGAATTTTTGGTTAACCTCTTCCATCAAAACTTTTACTTCTGAAATTTCTTTCTTGTCGTAAGCAGTTTTTAACTTATCTACCGCCGAATTAATTTCGGCCTTTTCTTCTTCAGTAATCTTACCTTCAAGATCTTCCATAGATTTACCAACTTGGAACATTAATGAATCCGCAGAATTTAATGTATCAACATCTTCTTTTAATTTTTTGTCCGCCTCGGCATTCATCTCCGCCTCTTGTTTCATTCTTTCAATTTCTTCTTTTGACAAACCTGAAGATGACTCAATTCGAATTGATTGAACTTTATTTGTTGCTTTATCAACCGCCGAAACATTAATAATACCATTTGCATCAATATCAAAAGTCACCTCAATTTGTGGAGTTCCTCTTCTTGATGGTGGAATTCCTTCTAAGTTAAATTTACCGATAGTTCTGTTGTCTTTTGCCATTGCTCTTTCTCCTTGTAGAACATGAATTTCTACTATAGGTTGATTATCAACTGCCGTTGAGAAAACTTCAGATTTTTTAGTAGGGATTGTTGTGTTTGCATCAATTAGTTTTGTAAACACACCACCCATAGTTTCAATACCTAATGAAAGTGGTGTTACATCAAGTAATAATACATCAGTTACATCACCGGCCAATACTCCTCCTTGGATTGCTGCCCCCAAAGCAACTACCTCATCAGGATTTACTCCTTTTGATGGTTCTTTACCAAAGAATTTTTTAACCGCTTCTTGAACCGCAGGGATTCGAGTAGATCCACCAACTAAGATAATCTCGTCAATCTCACCAACAGTAAGATTTGCGTTGGACATTGCTCTTTTACAAGGTTCAATTGTTCTATCTACCAAAGATTGTGTTAATTGATCAAACTTAGATTTTGTAATTGTTATTACCAAGTGTTTTGGACCTGTAGAATCTGCCGTTACATACGGTAAATTGATTTCTGTTTGTGGTGAAGAAGATAATTCAATCTTTGCTTTTTCAGCCGCTTCACGAAGTCTCTGAAGTGCCATAGGGTCTTTTGAAATATCCATTCCGTTTTCTTTTTTGAACTCAGACACTAAATAATCTATAAGTGCTTGGTCAAAATCGTCACCACCTAAGTGAGTGTCACCGTCAGTAGACAATACTTCAAATACGCCGTCACCAAGTTCTAATACCGATACATCGTGCGTTCCACCACCACAGTCAAATACTACGATTTTCATGTCTTTTGACATTTTATCAAGTCCGTAAGCCAAAGCAGCTGCGGTTGGTTCGTTGATAATTCTTTTTACGGTAAGTCCTGCAATTTCACCAGCTTCTTTAGTTGCTTGTCTTTGTGCGTCATTAAAATACGCAGGAACTGTAATTACGGCTTCAGTAACAGATTGACCTAAATAGTCTTCCGCAGTTTGTTTCATTTTTTGAAGAATTGCGGCTGAGAGTTCTTGTGGTGAATAAGTTCGATCGTTGATTTGAACTTTTGGTGAGTTATTTTCTTTAACTACCTTGTAAGGGACCTTTGATGTTTCGTTTTTAATTTCATCAAAAGAAGATCCCATAAATCTTTTAATTGAGTAAATTGTTTTATCTGGATTTGTTACCGCCTGTCTTTTGGCAGGGTCTCCAATTTTTCTTTCACCCTCTTTAACAAATCCTACAATAGATGGTGTGGTTCTTTTTCCTTCACTGTTAGCAATAACTACAGGTTCCTTTCCTTCCATTACAGCAACACACGAGTTAGTTGTTCCCAAGTCAATTCCAATTATTTTTCCCATTTTTAATCATTTTATTTTTATGTTTATTTTTTCACATTTTTTACCAAATATATGCCATTCCATAAAACCTGTCAATATGTCAGTATATTTTTTTTTATACTGACAAAATAACAATATTGGACTTTTCTAAATTTATTTCTTAGTTTTTGAATGTAAAACAATAGAAGTATGTTAGAATTTATGGATGAAGGAAATGATAAAGCGAAAAAAAAGTCTGATTCAGGAACACCTGTGTTAGATAATTTCAGCAAGGACTTAAACAAATTAGCACAGGAAGGTAAATTAGACCCTGTGATTGGTAGAAAAAAAGAAATCTTAAGGATTGCTCAGATTTTATCTAGAAGAAAGAAAAATAACCCAATTATTATTGGTGAACCAGGAGCAGGAAAAACTGCAATTGTTGAGGGTCTCGCTATGATGATACATGACGGTGAATGTCCTAAAAATTTAATGGACAAAAGAATCGTATCTTTAGATATGAATTCTTTGGTTGCCGGAACAAAGTATCGTGGTCAGTTTGAGGAAAGAATGAAGGTCATTATTGAAGAACTCCAAGCGGCACCAAACATTATCTTATTTATTGATGAGATTCATACAATAGTAGGTGCGGGTAATAGTTCAGGTTCGTTAGATGCATCGAACATCTTTAAACCGGCACTTTCTCGTGGAGAGATTCAATGTATCGGGGCAACTACTTTAGATGAGTACCGAACAAACTTTGAGAAGGATGGAGCATTAGAAAGAAGATTCCAAAAAGTTGTTGTAGATCCTTCTTCAAAGGAGGAAACATTTGAAATTTTGAAGATGAGTAAAGAAAAGTATGAGGATCATCACAAAGTAACATACGATGATGACACTCTATGGACATTTGTTGAGTTGGCAGATCGTTACATTACTGATCGTGAGTTTCCCGATAAAGCTTTTGATATTTTGGATGAGGTTGGGGCAAGAATGCAAATTGACATCAAACTTCCTGAAGTAATTGAAAACTTAAAAGACGAAGCAAACAAGATCAAACAAGAGAAGTTGGATGTTATTAAAAGACAGGATTATGAACAAGCTGCAGAACTTCGTGATCGTGAACGAGGAATAATTGCAAAACTTGAGGAAGAAAAGAAAAAATTTGAGGAACACCTTAGAAGTAGTAAAAGAACTATTCCTGAAGAATTGGTTTACGAAGTAGTTTCAAACATGACCAAAATTCCAATCTCAAATATCAATCTTGATGAAAGAAATAACCTTATTAACTTGAGTAACAATTTAGGTTCAAAAGTTATTGGTCAAGAAGAAGCCGTATTAAAAATTACAAAGGCAATCCGTAGAAATAGAATGGGTATTAAAGATCCAAATAAACCAATCGGTTCATTTATCTTCTTAGGTTCAACCGGTGTTGGTAAAACATACTTGGCGAAACAATTAGCAAAAGAGATCTTTGGTAGTGAAGATAACATGATCCGTGTGGACATGAGTGAATACCAAGAGAAACACACCATTTCTCGTTTGATCGGTTCACCTCCAGGATATGTTGGTCACGATGATGGTGGACAACTTACAGAACAAGTAAAAAACAAACCTTACTCTGTTGTATTGTTCGATGAAATTGAGAAAGCACATAAAGATATCTTTTCAACACTTCTTCAGTTATTGGATGATGGTCACATTACAGATTCATTGGGTCGTAAAATCAACTTTAAAAATTGTTTAATCATTATGACCTCTAACATTGGGGTTAAAAAACTACAGGACTTTGGTGCTGGAGTTGGGTTTAAGACTGGAAAAAGTGAAGCGGTTAGAGAAGAAGAAAAAAGAGAAATTCTTAAAAAAGAACTAAGTAAATTTTTCGCACCTGAATTCTTAAATCGTATCGATGATGTAGTCATCTTCAATTCACTTGAAAAGAAACATATTGATGTGATCACAAAACTTGAGGTTGACCGACTACTAAAAAGAGTTTTAGAGAAGAAGTATATTTTCACTTATGATCAAGATCTAATTGATTATATTTCCAAAGTAGGATTTGACGAAACATTTGGGGCTAGACCAATCAAAAGAGCAATCCAAGATAAGATTGAGGATTTAATTTCTGAAAAAATCCTAATGATGGAGATTGAAGAAAATAAAGATTATATCTTGAAGGTTGAAAATGATGAGGTTATTGTTTCTGATAAAGAAGAAAAAGTCAAAAAAACAAGAAAAAAGAAAGATTAATTTTTTTATTAACAATTAATCAACTACTTTTGTAGAAACAATTTGAAATGGATCTAAATAAATTTAAAGAACTCTTATCTGTCCCTACTAAGACCTATAAGGAAAGTAAAATGGTAGAATATCTGATTTCTACCATTGGGGATATGGATGGAGTTACTCTTACTTGTGACGAACATAATAACATATACGCAGTTAAAGGAACATTGGGTGAAGGAGAATTTTACCCAATGTTTATTTCTCACACTGATACAGTTCACGAACTTGTTGACCTTATTGATGTAAAAGAAGAATATCTTCTTCGTCCTTACACTTTTGGAAAAGACTTTGGTTCAGAACAAGTATTATGTTTAAAGGCGTACGATAAAGACGGCAAACCAACAGGTATTGGTGGTGATGACAAATGTGGGATCTACATTTGTTTAGAATTACTTTCTAAATTAGACAAAGTTAAAGTTGCGTTTTTCGTATCAGAAGAAACAGGTTGTCACGGATCAAAATTGGTGGATAAAGATTTCTTAAAAGATGTTGGTTATTGTACACAATACGATGCTCCTGGTGATCACTTAATTTCTTACAGTTGTATGGGAACTGTATTGTTTGATAAAGATGGTGAGTTTTTTGATCTTTCTTTACGAGCAATTACAGATGGGTTTAAAAATGAGATGATGGTTCAAAGTCACCCATACACAGATATCATGATGATTAAACAACTATCTGATTTATCTTGTATCAACATGTCTTGTGGTTATTATAACATGCACACAGCAAATGAATTCGTTTGTATTGATGATGTTGAAAGATCTATTGTTGCGGGAAAAAATATGGTTAAAGAATTAGGTTTGAAAAAATACGAGTTCAAAACAGAACCAAAACCGACAACTACCACAACAACTTTGTTTGATGATGAAAGTCCATTCTACGATGATATTCACCAACTAACATCTATTGATGTGATTGAGGAAAAAGATGGGTTTATAATCGCAGATATCTACGATGAAAATCAATTCTATATTGATGATGAGGATGGATACAGGTTGTACGAGATTCTAAAAGAGCGTTATCGTTTCAATTGACCTGGTTGGATTCTATACTCAGTTGGTTTAAATAGTCCTGGTTGAGTTGCCATCGCAATTACCGAATCAGGAGTTGATAAACCATACTGACGGTCTCCAAAGTAAGAATTTCTTCCGACTATATATTTTACTTTTAAAGTTTCAGGATCAACTTCTTCGACTCTTATGTATTCGTTAACTTGACCTGGTATTTTTACGCCACTAGTTCTAAAAAGACCTAACGAACTAAGTTTATCCATAGTTTTTGCATATTCAGGAGAAAATTCTTCTTGAGCTCTTTCTATATACTCATCAATTAAATTAACCAATTTTTCACAGGATTGGGATTGGAACATTTCATTATCCATTACATAATATTCCATCTCATAATGTTCAGGAAGAGAATGTTTAAATTTTTTATCAATTTTTTGTATTAACAAATCAAGAGCATTCCCATCAAATTCACCATCCTCAACAAATAACTGAACTAAATTACCCCAACTTATAAAGTATAACCCAAAACACCACTTACCCCATTTCTCAACTCCAAAGTCACTTAATGTGTCACAATATACCTTTTGTATTTCCTCTTTAGCGCCTTCTTCAGTTGCATTTGATTTAGCGGAACATATGATCTCATCCACTTCATCACCAAACCCTCTAAAGTATTTATCTAATACTGCGGAGATTTCACCTTCACCATCAATTTTTTTACCGTCTTCAGAAATATATTTTACAAGATTAGGTGAGATTATTTTAAGAAATTCTCTTAGTCTAACACCTGCTTCACCACAGAAATAACCTAAAGTATATCCTTCTTGCCAATCATCATATGCTCGCTCTTGGCACGAATCATAAAAATCGTAAGAACCATAATACATACGATCATAGTTAATAGCATCCCACTCACCATCAGATCCTTCTTCAAACGCAGGGTAATGAAAAAATTTCAAAAACTGTTCTAAATCTTCAAAATCAAATAATAAACCATCAGGTTTAATTTGAACCTTATTTAAATCAATGTCATAATCTTTAGTTATGAATTCGACATCATCAGGAGACAACTTTCTTTTATTTAAAAGAAGGATTTTTTGAAAGTCCGTCATTTCATTAACATCATTTTCTATAAGAAGTCTTTTTTTCATATATTTATAAATATATTGGATAATACAAATCTTTGTATTATATTTGTATAGAAGTTATTTGACATATGGGGGCGTTTTTGGATTTGACAGATATTGGCTGAGGAATAAGGGCATGTAGGGACTGAGTTAATCTCTTTAAAAACTGACTTAAGAAAACAACTGGCAATGTGCTAAACAAAATGGAAACTCTTGGATTAGTAAGAGGTTCTGAAGTTACTGTAGCTTAAGAATAAGTTCGGAAACGGGGGGTCGGCAGACATATAACCTAGCAACAGAAGTCGTAGTTTGTGGTGGATTACTATTGAACCCTAAATCGAATGGTAACCATTGGTTGTTGATTTACGATGGTGAAGAACAAATCAACTATTTTGGGGTGTTAGAAAATACCAACCTAAACATGTAGTCCTTATCTGACAGGATAGACTGGACGAGGGTTCGAGTCCCTCCGCCTCCACCAACTAAACCTCATCTTCGGATGGGGTTTTTTTATCTTGACCAATAACCATCACCCCAACTACCGTCGGTCCAATAGTCTTCTCTTAATGTAAAACCATGTTGGTATAAAAATTCGCAAAGTTCAGAAAGTGTGGGACAACCCTCATACATCTCTACACCATTGATTTCACAAAAGATGTGATCAATCCTTTTTAAGGTTTCAGTGGATCCTTTTAATACTTCCATCTCAAACCCTTGAACATCTAAAACTAAAAGATTAGAATCTTGTATATTAAATTCATCTAATGTTTTAATCTCTAAAATTTCTGACTGTACAAAGTTTATATGGGGATAAATTTCTAAAACTTTTTCAGGGCGACTAAAAGATGCACTTTGACCTTCGTTACTTGAATCCCACATTTGTTTTAGTTCTGATTTAGAACCTAATCCGTAATTATAAAAAATATTATTAGGTTTTGTTTCTAAATTGTTTTTTAAAGTTTCATAAACTTCTTTTTGCGGCTCAAACCAATGTATTTTTGGTTGGTTAAAAAATTCTTGATATTCATCATATTCTTGACCAAAATGAGCACCAACATGAATGACTCCATTAACATTAGAGAAATCATATTTATTTTTATATTCGTTAAATCCTACTATCATAATTTAAGTATAGGAAAGTTTTTGCATAAAAAAAGGGATCGATTCACATCGTCCCTAAATTTTTTTGCCGGTCGCTCCATTTAAAAATAAAAACCTGAGATTACAGTTTTTGTGAGGTATCTTTCGAAGGATTATTCTTTCCCTTCTTATCCACTTCCTTTTGAGAAGTAATCCTCAGTGACGGTCTTTTAGGTATACCACTCCTTGAGATAACAGTTACTCTCTTATTACTCGACTCTCTCCGAGAATGCCTTCCCAGTTGGTCCTTGCGGGACTAGAGGTGTTTGGTAAGAATACGATCAGACTTGCGATCCTTTCGTGCAATGAACGGCTCATTACTATGTAGTCACCTTTCACTGTTACCTGACGGACACTTTTGCTTCTGTAGTTTCATATTGGAAAATATCAACTTCCATAAGTTTTTGTGTCGTGGATT